AACACTACGACAAATATAAAATAAACTAATAGAAAATTTAATATTTTGTAATGTTGAATCTAATTTACCATATTTTAATCTCATTTCCAATAAAAGAAGTGGGTTGATAGGCTGTAAAGTTGAAATAATTAATCCATAACACGGACTGGGGACTATGGGTGTATGTAAACTAAAAGTTCCAATTAAATAATTAGGTAAAATGGCTTGTATCTTACCTGATGTAGAAATTCGGCCATACGAAAACCATCTCGTATTCGCAAGCAAAATGGCTGGAATAGTAACAGTGATATGAACAATAGTAAGCATCTTTATAGCAAGTTTAGTCTCATTTGTTACAATGGCTAATTTACCAACACTAATACTTGCCTTAAAAAATACTAAAGGAAATTGATCTAAAGTAGCTTTTAATTTTCCATAAATTAAAGTTCTAGCAATAATACTCCCCATACTAAACACTGGAGATAATTTAAAATTAACGACGGCTTTGATTGTAATAGGAACAATCAAAAAGATTTGACTATAAACAGCAATATTATCTACTAAACTTCCAAAAGATTTCCATTTCCCACCAATTAAAATTAAGCCTTTTGCACCACAACTGACATTATCTGGCATCCAATTGACGTTATCAGCCTTAAACCATTTCCAATTTTTAATTTTAATGTTAGAAAATAATGCATCTAAATTGCAAACAAATTCTCCATAAATTGAAGAAGGTACACGAATATACAATTTAGTCGTGATTGTGTTGGTAGTCCCCACAATACGCAGTTGAACATGCCCTACTCCAATTATAGAACTAATAGGAGATGCTAATATAGGAGTAAAATAGATTACAACAGGTGGACCTGTTTTCGCGTATATATTACCTGTTGTCGGTTGTAAATATTTGTTAATAATAGCAGGATAAGTGACTGCTAAAGTATGCGTACTTTTGGGCCAATCAGTAATTAACCCTAAAGTAACATTAATTCTAATTAAGAGTTTAGTGTATAAAATAATACTCTCAGTAAATGCTTTCCATGTAATAAATATAGGAAGTGGAACAATGCCAACTCCTGAAAATGTAGTGAAAGATGGCAATGTAGCTTGGATAACACCTCGTACATGAGTTCTTATATAAATATTTGTAATGATAGATTCAGTGCGCCATCCAATAAGAAATCTTGAGTTACTTCCTACAAAATGTCCCGTAACATAATCAAAATTTACAGATAAACCACCTGTATTGGTAATACCACCTTCTATTTTAGGAATAATATCAAAAGTTGTTAAACTTCCATAACCTTCAATATTAATTGGAATAACGGCTGAAATATTAGTTAATATAGTAGGTGTAGTACCACTTAATACAAAACGAACTAGTGTTTTGCCTAAAAAATTACAATTTTGTATAGTAGTTAATGAGTTTATTTGCAATCTACCCCCTAAACCTGCATATCCAGTAAATACTTTACTTAAACTATCTAATGTTTTATTTAATACCATTAAAGTTAATTGAGGGATTGCTGCTTTAAATTGCCCAGTCACAATCAAATTTTTTAAAGGGATATAGCCAACGGTCTGTACTACAATTTTAATTTGTGAGGTTAGATCTACAACATTAATAAACGTACCACTAATAAGTACACGACCTCTAATAATTGAGGAGATTGGAAAATGAGTGACTCCAGATAAAATAAATTGACGAGGTGTAGATGTCCAATTATTTTGATTAATTGCAATGTGAACGGTTTGCCATAATATTCCATCATCAGAACATTGTAATTTCCAATTACTAGGTGATGAGTTTCCAGCCATAATCAACCTTCCATTGTATAAGCACGAATTTCGGTATCAGATGGTAACGTGTAGGTCCATAGCATACCATCTGAATCGGAATATTCACTATTTGAAGCTGAAAAATTCTCAGAAGCCGCCACTCCATCCAGTATATCTATTAATTCTCCCGAATCTGTTAATTTTAATAATCCTATTTTTTTAAATGTTGTCACCGATTGATTTCCATTGTTTGCGAATATCTGTAACTTCCAATACTTCCCACTACGATACGGATATAATTCACCTACATTTGCGTCATAAAAATAGTTAAATTTCCAAGTAGGTCCATTAAAAGTTTTTATATCTATAGACAATAATACAGCACTTATTTGAAAACGGAAACCACTAATCAAAGAAGCTAACAACGCATTAAACACAGGTCTGTAATGCCCACGGCCAGTAATGTACATTTGCACAGTTAGTAAAGTTTTAACAAAATTACCCGAAATAGCTATAGGTACTTTTATATTAAAAATTCCAGTAAAATCAGCAGTCGTGGCTAAGATAGCAACGCCAATTAAAACTCGGATACGTATTAATGGAATTATAGATAATGTGGAAGCAACAATGTCACCACCAATAGCCACTTTAAGACGGATAAGAGTTTTAGTAAAAGCAACTACTAAATCCATAGTGACAAAAATACGTATAGGCGTTTTTAAACTAATAGCAACTGTAGTATCAGATAAACTTCTATTAAATTGACCATGATTACTAATCTTAGCATAAAATAATGCAGTGTTCGTTAATCTAGATGATATTACACCTTCACGAGGCATCTCATGTTTCAAATGCCAATCTAATACAATAGACTTAATAGGCCAAGTATTTGTAGAAAAAATTAATACCCAACCACGTAATGTACTAGATACTGAAACTAACGTAGATACAAATGTGACATAAATTCTAATGGGTACTTTTAATACAAGATTTGTCGTACAATTTGTTAAAGTTTTAGATAAATTTCCGGCTGGGACAACAAAAACAGATATATTAGGAATTAAATTCCAAACATGTATATCAAGAGTTGCCTGAATTGGAATAGGTAATACACCTACTATAGAAACAGTACTATTTGCAGTTGTAGTAACAATATGTCCTGTAGGATAAACTTTACCCAGCCAGTTGGTTGCAATAATTGGCCGAGTAGTAGATGTAAAAGTAACATAAATCCAAATAGGTGTTCGTAATGTAATAACTGTAGTACAAGATAACAAAATTGGATTGAATGTTCCAATTAAAACACTACCACCATGAATATTTGCTGCAAGATTAATAAATTGAGAAGAAAAACTACCTGTATAATAATAAAAATAAGTAGGAAATACAGTCGTAAAATTAGCAAGAGATAAATTTAAAGTAACATTAAATTGTAAAAATAAAGCAGAAATAGTACTTGTAAAATTGGATAATGTTGCAGTTAAAGTGCCCGAAAAATAATAAAATTTCGCTGTAAAAACAGATGTGCAATTAGATAAAATACGACTAAGATTAGCAGAACGAGGAGGGATATAATTAAGAGTTATTGTTGTAGAAAAAACATTGGTAATAAAATAGATAATACCAGTATGGGGCGGAATAAAGTTGCCTGTAAAAATACCGGTTGTAATGTTAAATGTAGGTGTAAAATCAACATTGATATTAAGTGTATCAGAAAAATATCCAGTAACATTACTTAAAGATGATTTAAAGAATGAATCAGGATCAAATCTAATTTGCGTAGAATACGCAAAAGATCTTACAAAGACAATGACTCCACTATAAGTTGTCATTAACTATCAAGTGGAACTGGGTGAGATACTGGATCAAAAAGTTGCAAATAATCATCGGACCAAACAAAATATGATTGTTCTTTTAATCTAGTAAATGTATAAACACCAGTAACAGGATCACTCCATGTTACCGCCATAAGTCTAAAATCTTTAGCTGTGAATAAACATACTCGTCTTGATGCTGGTATATTATTATATAACACATAACCAGTAATAGAAAATACACCACCATCATAATAGTTTAAACCAGATTTTATGTTATCATCTACTAATGAACCAATAGCAACACCTGCAAACCCAGCAGGAGCAAATGTAAGACGATCATCAAGCAAACTTGTAGCCATCTTACCAGTCTCCTGTAATATCTAAAAAGCAAGTTCCAGGTTGGTTAGTAATGCAAGCAACTTTTATTGCCATATAAGTTTTATTATCAATTACAACCGATCTATCATTACTTGAAAGCGCGTAACCCGTCGCTTCAAGCGGAGCATATAACCCTGGCATTCTTCCTCTATAAACAGGACCGGTTGGTTCACCTATTTCAACCGGAAACAAATGAATACCATTGTCTGCTTGATTCGGATAAGCAGAGTTACCATATCCAAATTGAAAAGACGGCGTTGCTAATTTGAAAAAGTTTATTCCACCTACCGCACCAGTTGAAGCTCTTGCGAGATATTGCCCTATGTAGTAAGTTGAAGATGTGTTAAAAGTAAGATAAGAAAAACTTTGATTAGAAGACTGTGTAGTCGGGCTTGAAATTGAATAACCAATAAGCATTGACGCATAACTATCATTTGCTTTTACGCTGTTAATGTCTCCAAACGCATATCCCGCGTGAAGTGTTGAATAAGAGCTATGCCAAGCGGAAAATAGATAGAATGTTTTGTTGTTTCCAATCAGATACCATTCTCTTGTTGCCGTGGAACTTGCATCTGATTTCTTCCAATAAACTGTGGCAATAAGGTTAGTTCCAGCATCTACAGTGGTCATCGATTCATATGCTGAAACTGTAGCATATTGCGCCTGAGTATCATCAATTCTGAGATAAAACTGGGTTCCAGCAGGAGCACGATAGACACTTTTATTGGTTCCTGTATATACTCTAGTCCATCCAAGCGGTGCTATCTTACAAGTGATCGTTCCGGTCGCTGAACCATCTGCTGTAGTTAAATCAATAGTAAATGTTGTAGAGGATGTGATTGCCTTTATTCTAAATTCGTTATTAAATATGCTTTCGTTTGCTCCAGAAATAACGATAATATCAGTAGCCGTTAGATTATGAGTAGTAGATGTTGTAATCGTTGCAACATTAGACAAAACTGAAATAGAACTGACAGTTTTTGAATTATATCCAGTCACTAAGCAAGCATACAAAATACTATCCAAATAACCGATTGTGCCTGCCATCGGACTTGCTGAGGCTTGCTGGTAGTTGAAATTTTTTATTGACACTGCCATTGTTTTAACTCCAGTCCGATTGATCTAGGGAAAACCAGAAATTACCTAACTGATTTATTCCGGCTGATGATCCACTCCTAAAAGCAATATAAGTTTTTCCATCTACAACAATACTACGATCTTTAGATACATAAGCACCATTTGTAAACTCCATAGGTGAAAATAATCCAGGCATTTTTCCACGCCAAGCATTTACACTGTCATCAGATATACAAATAGACGCTAAATGGACAGCATTATCGGTTGGTGATGGAAAAGGTCGTACTGATGATGTCCCGAAACCCATTGTTGCTTGTCTTGAAATACAATAAAGCGAAAAAGGAACACTTCCACCAACCCAAGATGTTGAACGTGCTAATGTCATTCCAGTATTAACGCCTGTTGTGCTTAACATACCTGTGTTTGCTATAGAATTGATTGGATCAGTAGCAGAATGTCCACCCAAAGCACAACCCCACGGATCATTTGAACGAAATGGTTTAATATCACCAAAAAAATACAAAGCTAACCCAAGTGGAAAAGAAACATTTGTTTCTATCATTAAATAAAAACATTTTGAAGTACCGACAATAAACCATTGATGAGTTACTGTATTTGCAACTGTACTTTTACACCAATAAGTATCGGGGCTCTTTCCTGTTCCAACATCAACAGTTGTCATTACTTCATACATATTAACCAATGCGGTTTTTGTAGGCGTATCATCTACTCTTAAATAAAGTTTAGATCCAGTTATATCAGATGGTCTATACACACTTTTATTAGTTATAGTAAACTCTCGTGACCAATTTAAAGGGGCTATTTTACAAGATAGTGAACCAGTAGCAGGAGTTGTTGTCGTAGTAATCGCAAATGTAAAACTGGTAGATGTAGGAACAGAATCAATTGTAAACTCATCATTAAAAACAGATTCATTAGCACCTGAGATTAGAATTGTATCGTAAACTTGATAACCATGAGGTGCTGAAGTAGCAACGGTAGCAACATTAGACGCAACTGTTATCGAACTAATTGCTTGAGTGTTAAAACCTGTAACCAAAGCCGCATACAAAATTGCATCTAATTTACCTACCTCTCCTGTAAGTTGCGGCGCGTTGGTTTGATCGTAACTGATAACTTTAATCGGAACACCCATAATAACACCTTATACAATAATATGCGGAATAGTAGATTCATCCGGCAACTTCGCAATAATGACAGTCCCCGATACCGCAACCCGATCACCCGGTTTTAATAAAGTCTGTGTTGCCATTGTACATTTTAAGCCTCCAGATTTTGTAGCAACTAATACTTGATTAGGCGATAAAATAGAACTAACTGTTCCTGCTGTAGAAGATTGTTTGGTTAAAACAGACATCAACTCTAATAATGGGTTCATATTGATACACTAAAAAATTGAGTAGGCATCATTAATTTCAATTTGGTTAGTAATGTCACACTTTCAGTATCTTCTTGTCGGCTGCATGTGTGTTCTACCGATACAATTTTACCATATATCATCTGAGCCGCTAATGTGTCAAATAGTCTTACTAATAAACCACACCGCAATCCAGGTTGATAGATAATAATGTACTCAACCGCTTGTAGCCCAGTACCATTTTCATCAAGAACTGCGGCACCACGAGTTGCCGCAGCTTCCATACTAGAACCTAATAAAGGTTCTGTAATATCTTCATATTTGTATGGACCACAAGGATCTCGACGAACAATCACATCCAAAGGCATGAGATTATACCACAGTTGGATCGTAAGTACCCACCACTAAAGTCGCAATTTCATATTCAGTATAACCCAAAGGTGCATGAACCAATTTGAAAGGATCAGCCATAGATGTATATTTCACTTTCAAAATAGCAGCCGCATACGTCACACTAGTAGGTAATTTGACTGAAACTGTTTGATTATTGAATTTAGGCGTTCCAAATGGTGAATTACCTACCCATTCATAACTCACAATCGCATGAACAGGATATTTGAGAGTTTGTTCTAATTGATCTGGACCATAAAACGTAACCGATTCTTCTTTAGTAATTGGAATTTTGGCACCTAAAGATACATGACTACCATACGAATGGTACTGATCATCTATCGTTACTCCCGTCCCAAGAAAGATTAAATAAGCGACTGCATCGCCTGGTGCAAACGATGTTTTTGTATTTAATCCACCATCTGCAACTTCCCGCTCATCAACCTCAGCAATTAAAATCCCATCGCTGGAACTAGAACTAAATGTAACTGTAAAGCTTGTAGTAATCTTTTTTGTAGCCATGATCAATCCTCTTCAACCAGGAATTGTACATCTTGTGCTATATTGCTTTCCACACGATAATCAATAGATTTAGTATGGTATGTAATATAAGCCAAACCATATTTTGCAGTAGGATGTGTACTATAAACGGTTGTTGTATACGGGTCAAAGTATAACCCCATTAAATCAATAGAATGCCAACGAATACTAACTATATCTACAATAGGATAACTAGTCGATCCTTTACCTTCAAAAATTTCAATCCGTTCTTCAGTAACTTCTGCTGTTGGATCTGGAACTAAACGTTCCACAACTCCAATTAAAGTTAAAACTAGATCAGTAGGTCCAGTATGAATAAGATGCACACCACGCCAAGGAATTGGGTACACCCGTAAAGTTCCACGTAAATTAGAATCAGTATCCGACTCAAACTCAACTCGATCTGAAATTCCTGATTCATCTACATCCCGTATACGAACCCAATCTACATAACGAGAGTTTTGGTAAGTAAAACTGACGGTCTCAACATCAACAACTTCATCTAAAATAATATCGGGGGTTGTTTCAGAGTATTTTAATGGGGAAGTGGGAAATTTCTTTCGTACTAAAAATGAACCGTACGGATATGATTCTAATACGCCTCCAGCAGCTTCAACTATTTGCTTTGCAACTGAAATTACACTTCCATTATCTACTGAAAGTCTATTAGCTGGGATAGTCCAATTAATAAAATCCCATGTATCTAAAGTCGCACCTAAAAGTCCTACCATAATATCATGGGCTAAAAGATCAGTATCCCAAACTTGAGTAATGGCTGAAGCTCTGGGTATATCTAATTCCGCACCAATTCCAACACCTTCAACGGTTGCTGAATGCGTTACCGGTCCAGATCGAGTCATACTGACGGATGCCACAAGAAACTCAAATAACTCTCCCATTAAATTAATAGTAAATCTATCTTTTGGTTTAAACAAAAATCCATCATGCGGGTCAGCCAAAGTGATTGTACACCGCCAGAATGGATCACCTTCATCTTGTGTAATAGTAAATTCGGTAAATTCAAATGAAATAGACATTAGAACTTCACCACTGTCAACACTGTTAAACCAGTACGATTCTGAATACTAATATTATACATGACATGTAATGGTTTTTTAATTAAGGTATAGTTCAATATAGCTTGATTGCAAATAAAAGAATTGCGAACAGTAAAGCCATGTAGACTGGTAAGTGTAATGCTAAATATACACTTGTTCAAATATGTGCTATGGCCGGTAAGTGTCTTAGCAACCCTTGCCCCATACACAACAGTAGTGGGTATTGCAATTCGGTTCGATACGTCATAAACCCCCAAAATCGGCGATTTTAGCGGCACACTGAAGCCAGCCATGCCCGACAGCCCCATAGCCACACGCACGCTATAAACGCAGTTTTGGGCCATTGTGAGACGATTTTCAATGGGGTGGACCAGCGTAATGGGATACGCTTGTTTGACCATAAAACCCGCTGAACTATTCAATACAGAGTTTACTCGCATTGAATATGGACTCTGTAATGGTACTAAAACTCGATTCTCAATTGCACATAAACTGGTCAGTGCTTGATATAGTGTTACCGTAAAATAGCTTGAGATGGTCTGACTAATCGCCACTTTCAACGAATATTGACCCGTCCATTCTGCTTTAATCTTTTTATCAATGGAATATACCACTTGAGTCGGGTATTTTCGGGACACCAACATGTAAGATGTTATGGAAGTGCTTTGTTTAATGGGTACATCTTGAACACTTATTAATGCTGATTTTACCGTATTTTGTATAGAATATGGTACAGTTAATGGACTTTTTAACAATTTGAATAGCGTAGATTGTCCATTTAAGCTTGCGGTCACTTTAACAGATTGAATAACTGTTAAAATGGAGGAAAGCTTAATCTGATATGGAACCGCTATTGGTGACTTAACCATAACCAAATTTGCAGCTTCAAAAGTAAAATCTACATGAATGGACTCTGGTTCCACAAATGGAACCAAGAATAGTGGGGCATCAACATAAGTTGATGGGAGTATAGAGTTGGTGTGAATAACATCTATAATCTTCACGGTAATACTTTGGATGCGCCATCGCTCTCAATCAATGTTGTATATTGATCTACTTTAGTTTTTACAGATTGTGGCAAACGATGAGAATATTCACTACCACTCCCAAATGTCTCAGCAACGGGTGCTTCAATAACCGTCATTTGACCAGGATCATACGCTTTTGGCGACCGACTACTATCCATTGCAACAGGAGCAGAACATGTGAATGTCATTAAGTTACCACTTTCGTCTGCAAATACAATAGCGTGGACGACTTCAATATCCAAATGAGGTCCAGTATAATCTCCTGGGATTTGATTTTGATGGAATAGCCCATCTTCCGTAATACTTACAGTAGATACTTTACGTTTTACTTCCATCATAAGTTTGTTACCATATCTTGTATGTCTTTTTCACGGGCATCCAATGCAGGACTTGCCCCCAAAGGAGTACCAATTGTAGCTTGCCCAGTAAATACAACAGGCTTATTAGTATTTATATCTGTATAGACATAGCTTCCATAAACCGTACATAACCAATTTTTAAAAGCTTCTTCATTTAAAGTAACTGAGGACTTTAAAACTCCTACTCGTTGTGGAACTTTATAATTTGCGCGAGCCACACCTGTTGCCGGTGTCAAAACTCCCATTGCATTAACATGTGCCACTTCTGTTGGACTTAGTGTTTTTGAAAATCTTACTTTTTGTCGGACATTATATTTTTTAGTGCTGCCAGTCGCAGGATCAGTATAAGTAGCCTCCGTATCTACCCATTCATCCACATCAACAGATTCACCAGGACCACGAAATGTAGGTATCAGTATTCTATTGTTTTTAGAATCAAAAAAAGCAGATTCCGCTGCAATTGTAAATTCTGAAAAACTCCCTACAAAATTGCCCAAATTTGCAATAGCGGAATTACTAAAATTAATAGATTCAGATATTTCCCGCATAACAGGAAATCCACCTTGTTCCGTAAATACACACTCTACTAACTTCCCTTCTCTTCCAAAAACAACTCTTAATTCTGGCTTACCCGTTGCATACACAGGATATAAGAATAACAATGAATATACACTACTTGGACCCATTTCTAATGTATGCATAACGGTCCAACTTACATTCATTTTTAGATCAAGCACTAAGTTAGTGTTTTCACTTGAAGAATCATCATATTTTTTACTATTGTCTTCATTATCTTTACAATCAGCACGAGACAGTGTTAAAGAAGATTTATTACCATCACTCGCTACTGCTGCAATTAATGCTTCAACAATTGAATCATCGAAAGGCCAATTAAATTTAAACCTACTTCCTAATGATTTATATTTTATTCTGACCACACAAAATATGTCATTTTTACCGGTCCATTTTACTTCTTCTGTTTCCATGTCAAATAACAAGTGCCCAGCACTTGTAGGAACAAGAGCACTATCTTGAAGTGTTAATACGGACCCTACCACTTTCATTGAATAAACATGCACAACACCAGGAGTACTGACGCCTACGGATTTACCACCTGAAATAATAACGGGTTCATCAACATCTTCATAATATTTACCTAATGGATTATAACTACCTATTGTACAATCCATATTTACTTGCAAGGATTTTTTATTATAAAGAATAAACTCAATATCATCGCATTGAGTATCTTCGACCTGCTTTAATGCAATAGTAGTAACTGCACTACCATCACTCTTGGTGTCGTCCGACTTAGTGAACGTAACATCAAAAGTAGGTCGAAGATCCTTAGACATTATTCTGACTCACCTTCTACAACTAACACAAAACGATTGCCCGCCATGCTGGGCGTATTAACGGGAATCACACGTTTTAGCCAAATGCCTTTCGCACTAGGTGTTACAGTAAATGTTATCGTATCACCCGCTTGGAATGTTCCACCAAATCCAGATGCATTAATTGTCCAATATGGAGCACCTACACTCGGATTATTAGGTGCACAATTAACACCACTAATATTACCGGACCCCAACGACCCTAATGTATCACCCAAGATTGTAAAAGCAGTGGATGATGTAAACGTTAAGGTCACATTTTGACGAATGGACCCATTATTATCTCCCAAAATCGGGAAATTAGTATTATCATAAGTACCGCCAGCCGATGTAACAACCGGAGCACCAACAGAAGTTTGAAGTGTGGATAACGATAATAAACTACTCACCCGTGTTGCTTGACTAACTGAAGAATATGAATTATCTAAACCAGTGTCCAAACCGATTGTAGCAACATCTCCAGCCCAAGTCACACTTGTAATCGTTCTATATTCTTCATTACCTGTCAAAGCATCAACATTGGCTTTATCGGAAATACGGATTTTATCACCTACTTGGAAGATATGCACAGCTCCATCTTCAACAAGTACAGTAATAGAAGTAGCACCACCCGATACAGATGCAGATAACCAACCGCAACCAAACAACCTCGGACTACTCAAATCCCCTTGAGTATCCGTCAAAGTGCCCACAGCCAAAAACACCATATCTTCCGCTGGCGTAGGATTTTCAATATAAACAAACGTATTGAACAACCCACTACCTAAAGATTCTTTATTTTTGACAAATAGCTTTCGCCATTGTCCAGAGTTTCCAGCAATACGTTGTGCTTGAGAAACAACTGGAAATACATTAGCACTTACATTATCTACAATCTGAATGGTTCCCATCTCACCACCATTCAGATTTGTATCATTTACCGTAACCGAACGAAGGTTTACAATATCAGTTCTTTGAACAGGCATTTTGATTACACCGAGAAAAGTTTAATGGAACCAATGAACCAGGCGCCGTACTCAGCACCATCAATTAAAGGTCGTAAATCTAAAGCTGGAGGATCTTGATGTTTGAACATAACTTGGAAAGATTCTAAACCATGAAAATCAAAATCATACACTTCACCAGGGACATCAGCCATTTCTTTTAATATGGGTACTAAATCGGCTGCAATCCAACCTTGATCTTCATTAGCTTGTAATGTAACAGGTCGGCCAACTAATTTAGATTGAACAAATACTCGCTGACCACACCCTATAGTCAAAATAACAGATTGAAGAACTTGATTGGATTGATGGCGGTCAGGCCATAACAAGTCATACCCTAATGGTACTCCACCTAATTTAACCATGTTACCGCTCCAATTGTTTTGCAGCGGCCACTAAAGTTTTTATTTCATCTCGTGGAGATTTCATATTAACAACCTTATTTCCAATATGTAAACGAACATCCACAAGTCCACTGGAGTCCACACTACCCGTATTTAGATTAGGAGTCAAGTATTGATTCATTCCAGCTAACGCCAAATTCGGGAAACCTTCAATAGCTCCACCAAATGCTCTAAATTGCAGTAATCCAGAATTAAGTGAATTTAAAAACTGTAAGCCATATCGTTCTACCATCGATTTACGAACGACATACTCACCCGGAGTTAGCATAGCAGGAACAGTATCTTCATTACCTGAACCGGGAACGATAGAACCTCGTAGTTTGCTCAAAATGGTAGAACCACCAGTAGCAAACCGACGAATTTGTGCTAATCCGCCTCGTGCAAACGCTTGTAAAACTTCAACTAATCCACCTTTATTATAACCACCTAATTTGTTCATAGATTGATTATGATTCACTAGATTAGTAATCACATCAATATTGACAGTCTTTTTATCATAACCCACTAACTGTTTAAGATAATCAATCGTTTGAGTTACTGCGGAATCTTCAGTTTTAACGGGCACAGTAGTAGGTGTAGTACTCAATAATGATTTAAGTTCTTCAACTTTAGAATAAGCTGTATTTAATGAACTAAAATCAAATTGAACCGGAGTGCCATCAAGACTATTAGCAAAATCCGTAATCTTCTGTTTAAACTGATCTAATACACTAGAATCAATATGAACTCCTGCTGTCGCATCTGTTTGAAATTGAGTGACTTGATCTTGTAAATCTTTAAGTTTTGTTTCTACATCCGGGTTGATATAAAAACCAAACTCTTGTTTACGTACATCAGCAAGATGGTTTTGAAACTCTGTGAGTTTATCCGAAACAGTCGTCAGGGTTTGTTCAGCTCCAACTGAAATGACTGGTACATCCGCAGCAGATTTTTTAGTTGTATCATACTGTTTAAAAGCTTCAGTAAGCGCCATAATTCCATTAGTGGTTTTATTAAAGTTGCCAATATCGACTATATCCGTTAAAGGTCCTTTATTACTAAGATCATCACGAGTCTTAACCAATTGATCCAATTGAGCTTGAATTTGAGATCCACCCAAACCTTTACCAAAATTGTCAAACACTTTACCAGACTGTTGACGTACATCATTCAATGTACTAATTACATTGGAAATAGATTCTTGATTGACTTTGAGTGTCAATTGGTTGTTATTAGTGGATGCCAACAACCCATCTATATAATTGCTTACCGTGTCCATCCGCTGTAATTGATCTGGAGTAAATAAATCAATTTTAGCGGCATTGGCTTTATCTTGTAATGCACTCAAATTCGCCAACTCTTTTTGGACATTTTGCAGTGCAGCAACATCGGTTTGTAGATTTAATGGAGCAACATCTGTTTTGACTTCAACAGTTGGTAACTCCTTACTAGACTCCGCAATTTGTTGGACAGTTGTACCAAAATCAGGTTGTTGCACTGTAGTAGGAATCGTGACCGGTTCAATCGTATTTTGCATGGCCGATTGAATTGCCGGTCCCGCTTGTTGCACTTCTTTTACAATTGTATCTGCATTAGTTTGTAATGAAACATCAATTGTTTTAATAGGCTGCTCCGCAACTGATTTAACATCTTTAATATCGGATGTTGTTATTTGTGCGGCATCACCTGTCCGTTTCAACGCATCGGTTACTTGATCTGACGAGCCAGTAAGTTCTTTAAGAGCAGGAGCCACTTCTTCTAAAACTTTACGGGTCTCAACTAATGCTTGAGTAGGTGCTTGACCTTTAGTACCGGATACACCAATTCTCAAATCCCGTAGAGGATCTGCTTTTGCCGCAATTTCAGTCAGTTTAACTCCAACAGTGTTAAAAGAATTAACCATCCCATCAATTTTAGTCGTATCTAAATTACCTAAAATCTCTCGCATCTTAGTTAATCGATCTATATCAACCTCTAAAACGTCCCCCACGCTTTTATCAATAAGTACACCACCTTTAGAATCAATACTTAAAGAATCACGAGCTTTACGAACTTTATCTAATTCATCATAAAATTGTTTTGGAATAGAAAGATCGGCTTTGGAATAAGTATCCATCAACTCATTAAGTCCTTTTTCATAACCGGAAAGAGCTTGAGTAATTGCTTCAAGCTGCTTTTGACCGTCACTTCCATCTTTAGTCACGTCTTTTAATGTAGTACCAACAGTAACACCTTCGGGTAACTGGTTAGTACTAATTGAATTAGTAAGTTTACTTAATTCTGTATAAGCAGCTTTTAACTGATTAACAGAATCCAATTGTTTTTGTGCACTCTCAGCATCTTGCTTATTACGTGATGATTGATCTCGTGCTTTTTCAAGTCCAATTTGCTGATTTTGGATCTTTTCCATATCCGCCAATGCTTGATCTGTATTTAAACCAATTGACAAAGGCTTTTCAAACATCCGATCCAATTCTAATTTCTTTTCAGCAATTGCCGAAAGCTTGGCAATTGCGTTGCCATCATCAAATTTAAGATCAATACTTTTGGCATTATCTTTTTGTAACTGGATTAAACTAGTTGCTAAATCTTTCAAATCTTTTTCAACATTTGAAAGATCATTTGAAAATCCAGCTAACATATCTTCAAGACCTTTAGCAGTCTTTTCTAAAGTTGTTTGTTGGGCATCACCTGCTAATTTCAGCCGGTCACTAACATTCCCCATGCCTTTTTCAACAGTATTCAAACTATCTGTTACAAACTGTTTAGATTGTTGATCCCAAGGTTCTAGTGACAAGCCTTCAATTTTAGACATAGCTTGCTCATAAAGAGCTTTTGCTTTATCTAAATTGCCAGCCGTAGACTCTAAAGACGCTTGATCCGTAAGTTGCTGAATTTGTAATTTCTGTTTGGCTAACTTTTGAGCATCATTCAATCCAGAATTTTCAAGCTCATCCCGTTTAGCATTAGCACGAGAAATAAAAGATTGCTTATCTTCTTCAATCTTTTTAATTTTATCAGCATTTGATTTATAAAGTTCTTTTACCCTATCCAGTGCTGACTGAACGGATTGGATACCTTTCAAATCCAAATCACGTCGTTTTGTTGCAAATTCTTGCTCCACTTTAATTCTATCGGCTGATCCAATTTTATATAAAGGTAGGATAGAATTGTAATGAGCAGCAATTTCAGTTTTCTCTTTATTCAGACCCGAAGTAATAATTTTAGTTTTTTCATTCTCCAATCTAACTTTCGAGTCAAATAGTTTTTGATCAAATGTAATCGAGTACTGTAAAAAGACTCCAGTCTCCTTCTTTGCATCCGCTACAAAGTACCGAATTGCATCAGACCCATATTTGACCGCACCATTAATAGAAGTATTAAATCCTGAGTATTCAGCTTCTAATCGGACTGGAATCGTATAAACATTTTCAGTTACACTAGATGTTGCTCTAGTCAAATCATCAATTTGCCGTTCTAAGCTATTATGATAATAACTATACATCTGACTAGCAGTATCATTAGCAATTTTCTTTTGCTCACCTTGATATGAAGCAAATGTTGTAAATACATCTTTATTGACGGCTTTAACGTTTTTACCCCAACCTATCGCAGCACCCGATAATGTAGAAAATGTAGAATCTCCCAAGGCCGCCGTTGTGCTATAAGTTGCTTTAATTTGGGTCAGTGCAAATTCAGTTTGTTGTTGAATTGCTGAAATGCCCACATCCATTTTGGCTTTAGAAGCATTTGCAATTAAATCTCGATACTTGATAAATGCATCCGCATTATCCTTATAAATCTGCATGACCTTTTTCAAATCTTCCATACGAGTGGTCAATTCACTGACTTGAGTATCAGATGTTTTTATCATCTGTGCAACAAGGCGCTGCATTGCAGAGAATTGATTACTCAGAGTTACTTCTGCGGAAACTTTATTTGCTTCCGTTTTAACTTGCTCCATCGTAGATTGTAGCGATTCGCGTACTTTAGCCAGTAACGCCGATTTATCAGCGGAATTTAAAGTAAAAATGCCTTGCATGAAGCTAGGCATCCAACCGCGTAACCAATAAGGTGTATTAGCTTGATCCAAATCCTTTTCAATCTGCTTCATAACCGAATCAGTATCCACTACACCATGGGCTACTTTTATAGACGCAATGGCATCCGTAATAATAGAACTAACAGTCTTGCTAAATATAGCTGCTTTTTGTTTTATCGATTCAGTTTTAGCAAAAGAATTTTGGAGTTCACTATCTAACGTTTCAATTAAAGTTGAAAAATCAAATTTAGTAGGTACTACATTAAAAATAGAACTCTCAACTTTTTGCAAGTTTTCTCTAGCCTGTTGTATAGCATCCTCATCATTGCTGTTCTTAGCAACATCAAGAGCTGCTTCCGCAGCAACATACATTTGTTTCAATTGAAGCAATTGAGCATAATAAGCTTGAGTGTCCGACAATTCTTTTTGACTACTAGCTCTACTTGTATAGCTAGTATCTTGAACCACTCGCAAATGTTCCCGAAGCTTATTAATAAACTTTTCTTCAGCCGCAATCGCAGCGTCTTTATTCGCATACGTTGCAACTGCATTATTTAATACGGATACTGACTGAGCTAAATCATTAGCCACAGTCTTACTAGACAACATTTCTGTAGAAAATGTTGTCAAAACTTGTCCAGTTTCCGCAGTAATAACCTTTAATCCAGTAACTTGCCCAGTTAATGTGTCAAATGTCTTTTCAAGATTTAATCCTTTTTTAACTTGATCAGAGGATTCATTATAACGAGTAACAACCTCATCCAATAACTTTTTAAATTTAGTAGTTTGTTCTTGAACACTCGACAAATTTAAAAGTTTACTTGTATCTAATTTAACATTCTGGTTATTAATCGCTTGCAAACTTACACCAACAGTTGCAATCTTTTTACCCAAATTTTCAAATTCTTTAGTACTATTAACCGCAATAGCTGCTTGACGATCTAATTCAGCATTTACTGTGGTCATATTTTGCACTAAATAGAAAGTAACTCCTGCTAAAGTCGTTAATGCCGTAATAAACAAACCTATTGGAGTCGTAACCAGTGCTAAAGATAAAGCACGAAGTACAGCCACAAATCCAGCCAAACCACTACCCGCTTTAACCGCAGCCGCCCACGTTTCAGCTTGAGAAATAGCTAAAGCTTGACCTGATAAAGCGGCTGCAATCTGTGCATCTCTAACAACTAATAAAGCAGATGCAGTTTTAGTCAATACAACCCATAATGTTTGTAGAATAGCTCCAAATTTAGCAGCCGGAACGAGCATCATGGACCATGCTAATGCAACCGTACCAATACCCAGTACCAATACGGCAAAGCCTGCTACCAAATTATCAATAATAGGTGTTAATGGTCCTAAAGCTTCACGAATTACTAAGATTTTACTAACAAAAGCAGTGGCGATTTCCACAACAGGTTTAAGGGCCATACTTAAACTATGGCCGATTGACTCCCCTAATACCCCTAAGCTGTTACTTAGAATTTGCATCCGTCCCGCAAATGTCTTTTCCATCATTGCAGCTAAACGAGCTGTAGATCCTTCCGCACCACTTAAATCAGATTCTAATTCTTTTAATTTATCAGAACCAATTTGCAATAGCGCGGCCATACCAGGACCGGCACGCTGACCAAACAGTTCTAATACTTCATTAGTTTGAACACCAGCTTCTTCAAACTGTTGTAACAAACTCACAAAACCAACAAACTTACCTTTAGAATCAGTAATTTGTAATCCAGCACCACCAATTCGGCGACTGAGTTCTTCCATGACTCGTGATTCTTCTTTAGTGGGATTCAATAACGCCTGGAATGAACCACGTAAGGCTGTACCCGCTAAACTACCTCTTAAACCGGCATTGTGAAGTAAAGCAACGGCTGCCGCAGTATCTGTAATATCATTTTGCATTGTACCAGCAATGGAACCTACGTATTTAAACGAAGTTCCCATATCTTCCAGCGTTGCCGTTGTGCGAATAGCCGCCATCGACAAAATATCAGATGCTTTTCCAACATCTTCTACAGCTAGTCTCTGACTAGACATCAACTGTACAACAGTATTAGTCGCGGAACCTAAATTGGTTTCGGCGGCGGTTGCAAGTTGTAGTACAGTGGGTAAAGCTGTTATCTGTTGTTCAACATCATAACCAGCTAATGCAAGTTGTTTAAAGCCATCTGCTGCTTGTTCAGCACCATAACGAGTTGTACTACCAATCGTTTCTGTCGTTTTTCCAAGATTTTCAATAGAAGCTTCAGTTTCTCCTGTAGCTCCTCTAATAAACGTTAAAGTATCTTCTAATTTACTAAATGCTTCTAATCCTTTTTGAAACGGCTCAATCATAGCTTGCCCTAACATCTGCAAGCCCATCGTCATCATTTCCATATTTCTCATGCTGCCGACTAGATCATTTTCTAGTTTACGGACAGCCGAAGCAACTAAATCAGTTTTGTTTTGAACTTCTCCCAAACTACCCGCTAGTTTGGAAGCATTCTGATTTAGCATTAAAGTAAATAAGGATCTTAACCCTTTAGATAAAAACGCGGCTTTATCATCTGCTTCATGCATAGATGAAGCAATATCACCATAACCTTTTAAAACAGTAGAGCTTGGAGAAGATCTATTAATAGTTTCCCGAAGTGTTGCTGACGCTTCCCGTGTGCGTTCTAATTCAATCCTTAAACTTTCTGCTCGATTACGAGCAGCTTCCAAAGATGCTGTATTAATAGAAAAACCCGCTTGAGCGGCGGACTCAGCTAAGTGTATAGACTTGGTAATTTCAATATATGACCTAGATAACTCATCTGCTTTAATTCGCAAATCATCCATGAAAGATTGTAATACTTCACGAGGCTTAGTTTCAAAATTGGTTCGCATCAAACCAATCTGAGTACCCGCCTTAATCAAATCATCTACTAAGGTTCGTATTGCAAAATCAAATGAAGTTCCAAAATTAGAGGTAGCACTAGCAGTACCTTGTAATGACTTTTCAGCTTGTTGGATTGCTTCATTTAACCGAATAACAGGTGCTACTGCGGTTTCTAATTCTTTTACTTTAGTACCAAGAGTTTCAACAGTGGCCGGAATGTTTTTAACATCTTGACCTAGTAAATTAAATGCTTCATCAGCAGCTTTAGCCGCTTGTTGAAGTTGTGTAAGATCACCACCTGTTCCAACAGTCCTAATTGCAGTTTGCATAGCCGAATCCAAACGATTCCGTGCATTAGCAACTTCCGCAATTAAAGATTGACGTTCCGCAATTAACCGACTGGTTTCCGTTTTAATTTCTTTTAGAGTATCGGAACTAACACCCGATTGACCCAAACGAGACAAAGATTGTTCAGAACTTTGAACCGCAGCATTTAACTGTGTAAACTGGTTTTTTAATTCTTGTAATCGACCGGTTTGCTGCAACAAAATATCAAGAGAAGCACCACCTTTTTGCAATCCAACATTAATAGCCGCAGTCTGTTCCGTAACTTGTTTGCGTACTGCCTCTAATGCTGAAAGATTTACTGGACTAGAACTCATTCTCCGTTCAGCTTCAATCACCGATTGAATAGCGTCATAAACAGATTGTAAGTTCTTTTTATAATCACTATAAACATTTTGTAGTGAAGAAAAATCAGTTGCCGCAGTCGCAGCTTGTTTAAAAGCACCTGAGATTTTTATAATCTCAGCTTCATACTGTTTGGCAGCTTCTATCCCACTGGTCGGAATTTGAGCTGACCCAATAGATTCAGCTAATCGACGGTATTCTGTATCAACCAATTTTGCACTAGATGCAAACCCAATTAAATTATTCTTAGAATCCGATACACTTTGCTTTAATCGATTTAATCCATCAATTAAATCTTGTAATGAATTTACTTTAATATCACTGACACTAATTCCTTTTAATTGCTTAGGTAATTCAGCGCCAGTCCGGGCTAAATCCGAAAACTTTTTAATAGCAGAATCAATAATTTTACTATTTCTATTTAATACTTCATCAAAAATATCGAACTCTTTTACAATCGTAGCAACAGATGTATTAACCGAAGATGTAGATTTAATAAAACGGTCTTGGGCATCAAGTGCTTCTTGAAATCCGGTTTGTACAGATGTTACCCAAGTTTTGTAAATAATAGATTGATTAGATACTTCTTTTCCATTACGGATAATAGTATCCGTCAAATCGTTTAGCTTAGTAACAGTCTCCTGCCAACTTTGAACAGCTTGAGTTTGAGATTTACTAACTTTTCCAGTTGCAGACGCTGCATCTAAATTTGCTTTTTCAACAGAATAGATGGTATTAACATAATCCTGAACGATTTTTATTAAAGATGAAAAATCGCTAAATGATTCTTTTACTCCATTAATAGAAACAGTTGCAATATTCCCTTTGACTGTAGTAACAAACTTTGTATAAATTTTAGTAAGATCGTTAACTAATTTAATAGGATCTTTAAGCCCATTTAACAAATGGGATAAGCTTGTCGCGATGGGATTAGTTAATTTAGATTCGCCTAACGATAAAATACCAGATCGAACGCGAACCAGTCCATCAACCACTAATTTTTCAAATGTCTCAGTCGCTTTAGCAGTTTGTACTAACGAAGCATCGATATGATCCGTTCTAATCTTGGCAATTTCAGAGTTTAGATTTTGAAATTGTCTGGATAATTGTAATACACGAGATTGAGCAGCACTGAGTTCCAAACTCAGTTGAGAACCAAAAACTTGACTGCCATCTTCTCGTTTTGAAAGGTCATATAACCCTTTCAACTTTAATGTAAGCTGTTCTAGTGATTGTTCTAATAATTTAGCAGTGGTTTCAGTTTTAGAAAAGCCACCAAAAGTTTCAGGCTGTTTCCCAGCCGTTGCAAATACATTATTTAAACCTTGTACAGCAACAGCCAATCGATTAACTTTTGTTGTTTCCGATACTAACGCTGTATCAATTTCTTTAAGACTGGTCTCAGCACTTCGTAGAACTTGTAGTTCTTGCCCAAGTCTATTAACTGCTGTGATTTGACCCGTGAGTGAATTAGTACCATCTATCAAATATTTATCAACAATTTCCAATACTTTTTGCAAAGTATATAAATTGTTTACAGATTCACGAGTTCCAGAATTAAAAAGTTTTCCAAACGACGAACTATCAGTGGTCAGTCTTTCAAAAATTGGCGCAAGATGATTTAAACCTTTTAATAATGAATCTAAAGCAGCCGTATCGCTACCAAAAGCTTGCTTTAATGAAGTTTCCCACTGTGTTGTATCATAGGTTAATAATTTAACAACTCGACCAATTGCCGCAAATGATTCTTCGATAACTCCTAATCGATCTTGTTGTAAATCTTTTAACTCTAATGGCTGTATTGTGATCTTAGCATATTGACTAGCACTTTTAAAAATATCAGTCACAATACTAGTCAATTGGCGTTGCGCGTTTTCTGCCCTTAACTCAGTAAACGGAACAACAATTGCATCATTAATTGCATCTTTAAAAGGCTGCTTGCGACGACTGACAGCAGCCTTAGCCGCTTCCAATACCGCACCAATTTGGGCATCAATAATCGCCGGATCAAGACCATTAATAATGCTATCTTTAACATTTCGCAATGCAGCAACAAGTGTATCAAATACAGGTACTGATTTACCTCTAGAAGCAGTTGCTAGTGTTGATCCAACTTCAAGTAACGCTTTATCGATAACTTCTACATTAAGAATAGTAGTTTGAGATGCATCCGATAACGATTTAGCGTACTGCTGTGTCCAATTGCTAATACCATTTTGCAATTGGACAAAATAGTCTTTAATTTCCGGGGTAGATTTTCCAACTTGTCCAGCTAAATTGGAAATACTTTTGGCAGCAAGATTGGCTTGCTCAATCAGTTTATCACCGCCAATTCCGGCTTCTACTGATTTTCGCAAGCCATCTAAAACCTTCTGAATCGAGCTAGCAACTGCTGCGAATGCAGAACTAGTACTAGAAAGATTAGTAGCTTGAGCACTAAGATTGATTAAGACATCAACGACTGTTTGTTTTACATCAGCCATTATCTCCAACCCCGTAAGTCTTTAGCCAATCGTAACCACTCTTTACCAACTTCTTTACCCGATGCTTTAGGTTTCGGTTGAGTCTCTTTAAGCAATCGATCAACCGTTTTCTTATCAGCATGAGTCCCAACCCATACTGTATATAAATTATCGGCTCTAGCCAACTGCTTTCTTTTTGAGCCTTCCCTAACAAACACACCAATTTGGTTGAGGGTGTAGTTTTGAACATCCGACCAAGTATGCCCGCATTCGATTAAGAATGCAAGGGTACTCGCTATAGTCGCTGGTTCGTCCCTGCCAGAGCTACTATTTTCTCCCCCAACCTGTTGAAGTTTTTTACTAAACCCTCTTGACTTGCTAAATTTAAGTCAAGACAAGCAATAAATAAATCAACAGCAACATTTAATGGCAACCGTTGTACATCAAATTCATCTAAACCAGACATTTCCGATAAAATACCAGGAGCTTGAGCCATAATAACCGAAACTAAAGTAATAATGGCAGGCACATTATCTCTTGATAAATCTTTTAAAGTTAAACCTTCCTCAACAAGCAAACTACTAATCCCACTCAATTGTTTCAACACTCTCGCAACCGTTGAAACAGTTAAAGGCATAAGCCTTAATGTTGTTGTACCAATTTTAAAATTGGTTTCTGGAAACAACGCCAGCCAATCTTCACTATTTAGGGTTACTTTGTTACCGGCCATACATCACCTCATTAGAAAGAGGGCCGGTTTCCCGGCCCAAACTAATACAATAATACAATCAAGCATCAAACACTTTCAAATCCAGATACGGGCTATCTGGATGAGCTGTAGCATCGCGAAGAATATCCGCTTGGAACTTCATATTGGCCCAGTCATCGCTAATCAGGCCCGTATCACCATTGGGAGCGACCTGACATTTCCACGCTTCCAATTCATAGTTTCCACCTTCCGGGTTGTCCGATACAAATCGCAGTTTACCAGACACGCTCAAAGCAGTCAAACCTTTAATACGTGTGTAAGTAGTTGCTGCACAACCAAAAGTGACAGTCAAGCTGCCCGTAATGGTGGACGCGTCCGTAATATAAAAACGGCCCGTCCGTGCATCTACGATGTAATCTGTAGTTGCTGTGTAGGTCGTAGATCCTGACTTCGCAATTACCAAACCCGAAACAGCAGTGGGCAAGTTGGTTAAAGGAGCCGATGCCGTACTTGTCCCACCGGTAATAGTTTCTGCAGCGGTGAAAGTTCCCGATAGAACAGAAACTAACAAGTAACCAGTCCCAACCGCCAAAACTTTAGCAGTTGCGGTACTCGTGCCACCTGTAATCGTTTCATTAGCTTGGAATGGACCACCGGTTACTGTTCCAATAGTAACACGCTTCGTTTGAATAGATAGTTTACCCAACTCATAATACCGACCTACTTCTGGAGAAGCGATTGTCACTGACACTTCATCAGCAGCAGCCTGAGCCACATCTTCAGATGTACCATAGACCAGCATTTTCCAGTTTTCAGACTCAAATTCTTCCAAAGTGAAACTTAACTGAGGAGCAATTTGCGATACCGCTGACTTATCTTTAGACTTCAAACCAGACATTGAACTAAAATGATCCAAGCGGGTCACGTTAGCTGTAAGCGAAACTTCAGTCGCATTTCCAAGATGACGCTCACCTTTATAAGAACTAGTTAGTTCATCAAAAGGCGCCCAGTACAAGCTACCACGACCCAAGACATAGTTTTCAACATTTGGAGTAGACATAAGTGTACCTCATTAACGGTTATAACCAAAAAATCGTTCGGTGTATTGAATTTCGTATTGCACAGCACAATCAACAGTATTAGGTATAACTTCCACTGTTTCATCAAACTTCATAGAGTATGCAATTAATAAATCTTGTCCCTCTAATCCATCAACTCCTTTATTTTGCACGAAACGTTCGTCCAACTCAAGTGCTTTCTGTATACGCAGCTTTTTACTTCTACCTTCTGTATACATATTAACACGATCCACTAACTTTGACACATACTCAATTTGAATAGGTTGAGTAACAAGATAAATACCTTTATTACGAGTTGGAGATGATTGTCGGACGGTCATTAATTCAAAAATATGTAAACATGGGAGATTTTGATTCCAAATACCCCAAACACCACCAGATCCTTCATAAATTGGAATGTTTGTAAATTCTGCCCATAAACGACGTTTAAACTCTTTAATAATTAAATCAATTTTCAATTCAGGATCTAACATTTGCAACCTCACTAACAAAAGACTTAACCATTTTTTTAGCCTCTTGTTGTGCTGCTTCTGTTAATAAAGGAATAGCTTGCTGAGTGATAAAGGTTTCAGTTCCATCACGTAACCAATATGACGGTTTTACTGACACTTGATGAATCAACGCATATAACCCTACTTGCTTAAATTTTACAGTCTGACCTGGACCAGAAACTTTGAACTTACCTACAATGAGTTTACCTGAAAAACTTTGTAAGCTTCCGGTTTGAGCATCATACTCACCTGGACTGCCCAACTGATAATCATTAGCAATACCACGTCTATTTAAAGGTATTGTAGTTGTTTTAACACCAGAAGATTGAAGTAATATAAGAACTTCCCGTGGTAACTTCCCTTTTATATTCAATGATAAATTACGAAGTGAATATAAAGGTATTGCTAAATATTGATTGCCTGCTTTTGGACTAATAATTCCACCTACATCATAAATTCTAGCAAATTTTGAAGCTTCTCCAGCAACTTTAACTTGAAACGCACTAATACCACGACCACCACCACCAGTTGTAACATATAAACTATTTCTAATTTTTTTATGGCCTAATGGCCGCATCACTGCACCTTTTTCATTACAACTTAATTTAAGAGTAGTTAAAAATTTTCCCATCAAAGTGGGCTTATACTGTTGATTAAGTGCTCTAAACCTAAATGTTGCATCTTGTTCAGTATTAGCTAACATCTTGGATAATTTAACAAGACCATTAACTCCAACTGCACGCAATTTAAGATCAACAATACGAGCCATTATACACTCTCAGCCGCACCAAAATATATATACGGAGATAAAATGGTTTGCACTGATTCTAACAAATCTCCAGCATCAGGTGAAGAAGCAACAGTCATTTGACCCGATGCTCCACGACTTGTCGATTCATTTCCTTGTAAAGATGATAAACCTAAACCAGGTAAACGGTTATAAATCGCGATAGTTTGCATAACCAATGCAGAATGAATAGCAGCGTCATCAGTACTAAAGATATAACCACCTACATAGTCCAATTCAAAATGAATACGTGAGGCATCACCAATACTCAGATTAGCCACATCGGGATTAATTTTAATGAGTTTATTTCGTACAATCCAAAAATCAGTATTCTCTACTAATGGTGCACTTTCTGTAATATCTGTCAATGAATCAGAATATGGATTATCAATTAAAACAATAGAATTGACTGTATCAATAGGTGTAGTTTTTACTCTAACACGAGTATCCTGTTCATAATAACGCTCTACATAATTATCTTGCACAAGTTCCCTATTCAGATAAGTCACCACCATTCCATACGCAACACGAGAACATGATATAACTCTCGGATCGGTTGTTACAAGCGAATCAGACCCATAAGCTCGTAATTGCAAAGTAGCACAAGCTTCTTTAACAACCGGAGTTAAATAAAGACTGATCGCTTGCACATCCATAATTAAGCCTTACGAGTAACTTTACGTGACACAAAGGGCTGGTCAGCCACAACTTCAGGGGGCTGGTCAGCAACCAGTGGATCTTCAACACTGGATGTGGATGAAAGCTCTACAGAAACTTCTAGTGCTTCCTCTTTTAACCCAGTGAGTGTGCGGACTACATAACCACCACTGGTAGGTACGGCGTCTACTTGTTGCAAGTCGAGTCCAAACCGCTGCACCCATCTTTGACACTCCGTAATGACGAAACTGCCAGTCACAAGATGCAAGTTATTCTCTGAATCAAACAACTGGCGTCGGCATCTGTATATAGCCATAAAACACCTTTACAGTAATTGGATGCGGTTATCCAACCGCATCCAAGCCGCAACTACAAAGAATCAACTGGCCGAGGTTTTAATCACAACACCAGTTTCAGGTAAAGCATACGCCATACCTTCACGTTGTAACACACGCAAGAAAATTTTATCTTGCGTAAAACCAACATGCTCAGAGCGAGCAATAGTCATCTGCTGACGGTCGCCAATATAAAAATGCTGCAAATTGCCAAAAAACATGAATGGCTTGCCAGCACCAGAGGCCGTAATAGATGGCATTAACTCGCACAAAGTATATGGGAAACCCCAAATCATACCGGGCTGACCATCAGAGGTAGGCTGTGCCCAAATATAATTACCAGTACTGTCTTTCAACTTGCGGAGCACATTCAGCACTGTACGATGCAGATAAAACTTAGCACCACTCGACAGCGCAGCCGGTAATAAAGATGTTACATCCGCTAAATTATCGGCAGTCACATCAGAAAATGCAGTCTTAGTAGACGGTAAAGTGAACGCTGTCACATCCGAATTATGCAACACGCCATTGAACGGGTCTCCGGCAGTTACATCGCCAGTAAACACAACCCGATCTTCTTCTTTAGCAATGGCCTGTCCAAACAACATGCTTAATAAATTAGCAATAGGAATGGACGAATCCGCCAACAGCTCACTGGTCATTGGCACCAACGCCGCCAGCTTCTTGATGGTCATACGGAACTCACCAAAACTCGGCTGAGTTTGGGGAATAGTTTGACCTTCACCAATCCAGTAAGTCTGAACGCCGCCCGTCAACTTAGGCATAACCAATTCAGTGGACTGCATCGGGATAATTGTACAATCTTGACGAGCCAGACCATACTTTTCAATAATCGAAATCAGTGTGTTTCGATATTCAGGTCGAACAAAGTAACCACCTTCGGAATCACGCCCTTCAGTCATATCTTTGACAATGGCATCATCACGAACAAAAATCCCGCGAACCATGCTGACGAAATCTTTAGCCAGCTTTTCATTCGTGAAGCCAAAATGACCAGAAAAGTCAGTGGTTGAACCGGCCTGTGCAGCCAGTTCAACACAACGAGTTTCTAGATCCATAACGCGAGCTTCAAGAGCTTTTACCACAGCATCTTGAGCATTAAACATGCTAAGAGCTTTACCAACAGATGTGGTGAACTCACTCAATTGTTTTTGCACATCAACGGACATAGTATCACCTTTAATTAGAACTAATGAATTGTTGTCAAACTTCAAGATTTGTTTTAAACAAATCTTGAAGTTGTCCTAAAGTTGCACTCAAATCAAATTCGGGCGTCTTGGAGTCTGGAGTTGGTGGATCAACAGAATCCGAGCTTTTAGCCGGAGATTGCAAAGCCAACACAATCGCTGATAATTCTTCCAGCATCCGCACCACAACAGTCATCCTAATCTTAAAGCTGGTATTCAGTTCTTTTAGCTCCAAACTGAAACTATCCATAGCTTCTTTTACCAATGCTTTAATATCAGACTCAACTGCTGAATCAGACTTTATTTCAGGAGCTGGATCTTGAATAGACTCAACTTCTGGATCTTTACCATCACCAATCAAAGCCAATTGATCAGCCGTATAAGCATCATCACCGTCTTTAAACTCCGGTGGTGTCCATCCTAAATCTTTATAGTGCTTGGCTAAGTGATCATAAACAGATTTCTTGTCAGCACATGTACTTGCAAGCACATCTTTCATAGCTGAACGAAGCCCAGATTCGGACAGCATTAAAAATGTGTCTTTATAAACATGATGCTGAAATTTATACGCAGTAAAACTATCTGCATGTTTCAGGTCAATCCAGCCAAACGCACGAGAAAACTCAGCCCAGTTCATCTGCTCACTATCACCACTACCATCTGCACTACATGCTATGGCAATAGAGGTAAGAGCATCGATACCTACCAGTTCAGTATCTTTAGCCTCACAAGGCTCATACTCAACGACACTACTTAAAATCAAGGGGTTGTCCGTTTGTTTCAAAAAGCTATCTAGTTGAGCTGTCAAATCGGCAAGCTGCTTACCCACTTTAGACTCAACCAACTGAGATACAGCTTTGGATTGGAAACCACTAAAAGTTAAACTCTTACGTACCAACTCATCAGCACTGCGCTGAAGCAAAGCATCAGGATTAGAAGGTACAGGAACTGGACTGATTTCTAACAGTTCCCATTGCGGGATAATACCCCACGGTTTAGGATCGTATTGAGTCAAATCAACAGTACGAGTCGTACCATCAGGTAATTCAACTGCAATTGATGTAATCCCGTCATCTAAATTCCAAGTCGGTATATAAGCTTTAGGCAAAAAACCAACCGAAAATGCATTCATGAATCCAGTCTGATACATACGTTCTATAGCAACACTGGGTTCATCATCATAAAACTCAAAATCAAACGTAATCATCTCCTCTGTGACCTGAATGGAAACGACACGCCCAACCGGCACTTGTTTCATCTGGTGGATATTAAGCATGACCGGATTCTTCATAAAGGAGTCAATAATAACACCTTTAGGAATCAAAATTTCCCGATCACGATCCATCGTCGCAGTAGAAGCAACAGCACTGTACAAATTCCGACCACCAACACCTTTTCGATATACCGGTGCTTGCTTAAAAGCAAAAGTTACGTTATGAGACATGATAACCTCCGACTAATTCAATAAAATTTAATTTCTTTCAGGAGTATTGTAAATACCAAGGACCAAAATTTTTGCAATATCGTTAGCTCGATCCGTTAATATTTTGGAATCGGCATTGCTAAATGGCTGGACCAAAGGCATTAGTTTCTCCATAAACCCATAACCACATTGAGCTAAAGCCAACCCACGAATATAGTCGGCAACAATCAAATCCCATAATTCTAAATGGTAACTTGTATCATACAGATCACGTTCTTGTACATATAAAAGTAACTTACTAACAATCAATCTTTCAATCAATTCTTTTTTTGGTTTGTCTTGATTGCTTTGTTGATTATTAGTTTGATTATTATTTTGATTGGTATTACTAATATCTTGAAGTTGTTGCTGATAAGCCAATTGTTGATTCTGACGTTCTATTTTAAGCTTATCAAATGTCTTATCAGGAACTAATACGGGGAAGTCCAAAATACGAGCAATCTGTGTTGGATGATAACCCATATCCAAATATGTTTTTGCCGGGGTGGCAAGAGCTATAGGATCAGGTTTAAGACCAGCAACTTTAGCTGTATCCCATTTAGCATAAACACCAGGAAAATCAACATCTAAGATGTTGATTTGAATCAAATCTAATAATGCGGATAATCGAGGTAAAAGAGTTTGTTCCCAAAAAGTTTGCGTTTGTTCTCGTGCGTTGGCGTAAGAGGCATATTCAAACAAACCCACCATCGAAGGTGGCACACCAAATACAGCTAAAATTTCTTCTCTAGTTAGTTTCTTCCCTTGAACAAAATCAATATCTTTAGTCCCAACCGTTAATGGTGTAACCGTAACACCTCCTTGTAAAATTAATGCACCATGACCACCATCAATACCACTATAATAGTTAATAACTTCTTTACGGATTTCATCTTTTTGATCTTGAGTCAGCTTTCCTTTAGCTTGCAGTAACAACGGAGTTTTCATTCCAGTTTTGAAAAAACTAGAGTTCCATCCATTAATTTGAAAATCAGACTCTAAACTCGCCCGTGCTGGACGTAATGGAGATAATCCATCTAATGAAGCTCCCGATGTTAAATCGGGTTTATATTCTTGGATAAGTAAAACATCTTGTAAACGATAAGTCTTATTAATAGAAGTTTCCACCCAACCCACAACATCACGCTGGGTAGCTAAATCTTTAAATACGGGAGTCAGCTCGTCCTTTCCACGTAAATCAATATTAACTGGAAGTTTACCTTTCCTTTCAATAATCCAAAACAACTTACCATCAATACTTAGATGCAAAAAAGTACGATAAAGCAATTCCCGCAACGAAGGTATTAACGGGTATTTAGGAGGATTAAACAGTTTAAGAACTGGATGATTTTTATCCGTAATAAGTTGTTTGGGTTCAAATGTAGGTAATTCGTTTGGTTTCCCTTCAAAAAACAATAATGGCGCGCTGGATGCGGTTAAAGCAATTCGATTAATTGCCGCATAGACCCAATTATTACCACTATAAGCACCTAAAGATGCAACATATCCACTTAATGTGTTAGACCCGCCCGATGCAAGCCAATCCGTAAATGAAAAAACCTTCATTAGTTATGTACCTTTTTCATACTAGGCTCAGTTTAACAGGATCAACATGATAGCGCAATACTCCACCATAATAAAACATGTCATCTGAACGATTTATGATCTAAAGGAACTCGTATCCCTAATAAAACTTCCCATTCTTCTTGAGTTAAATTTACCGTAAATCCAGCTTCTTGTCTAGCAATAGTAGGCAAAGTATTAATAGCTTCAACTGATACTAAGCCGCCCGGAGTGCAATACGCTAAAACACACGAATCAAAGTAGTCCGGTGAACGGCCTAAAATTAATTTTAAATCTTCTTTTGACCAAATCTGTATTTTTCCAGAAGATTGAGATATTTTATACCGCATAATATTAATATCTTGCTTTAGATACTCCATAATATCCAAATCATTGACGACTACATCGGCCAATCCAACAGCTCCAGTTTCCATTAATCGTCTAAAATTCCAACATTGCTCTGCCCGTAAATTCAAATATCGGTCTGGATCAACAACAGCTTTTTCAGCATTATTAACGGCAATAACCGGTAAATCAATTTCTTCCAATTCCACACACCGGTCATACACACCTGCACCAATACCAATCACGTCAATTTTTATTGCAGTAACCGGCATACCATAAAATTCTTCAACTTCCCGCACAAATTCCACCAAAGCACCTACCACTTCCATCGTATCATGACCAGTCAACCGATGGATTCGCAATGCTTTTGTTCCAGAACGCGCAAAAAATACGGTACTGTCCAACCCAGAACGTGCTACGTCTACACCAATCTCAATTGTACCATCAACTTCACCCGCATTTTCAAAAGCAGGTTGAACAAATTGATATGGAACAACCGTCATTTGTGAAGATTCAACAAACTCGGCATCAATAAAAATCTTATATAATGGATCATCTTTACCCCAAGCTTCTGTTCGTCTTTTTACCCAATCAAACGATACTAAACCAGGATAAATATCACGACCTTCTACTACATTAGGACTTTCCGATGCACGAATCTTAATAATATTCCATTTACCAAACCTTGTTTTACGACCTGGGATGCAAATATTAGCCATTTCACTATCTGAAATAGCCGTATTTGAAATAACCAACCATTTACAATTCGCTGAAGTCATTAAACCTTCAGCCGATTCCCATAAAGCCGTTGGAATACCCGCAGCCTGATCAAAAATAACCATCTGATTAGGTGAGTGATAACCCGTAAACTTATCAGTATTATCCTCATCCGTACTAAAACCCACTGCAAAGTGGTCTGTGCTGAGTGTTAAAGATAGCTGTAATGGTTTACCACCTAACGGAACTTTAGCTTTTTTATGAGCAGTTCTTAACTCAGCCCATAATAAGTCACGCACCTGACGCGAAGTAGGTGCTGTAGAGATTACTTTAGCAGGTCTAAAACAATACAAAAACCATAATGCAATACGAGCAGCCAAGAAAGTATTGTGCTCTACAAAAGTTGTAAGATATGTACTATAACCAGGTACACAAACCCCTACTGTCGGCTGACTACCCCTGTATCGAAGATACTCAACACGCTGCCAGCTATAACCCGGTGGAAGATACTCATTTTGTACAAATAATCCTCCAACTGAAGTTTTAGCTGCAACCCACATTCCACTTCTTAAATTTTCAACACTTACCCAATCAGCTAATTTTCTAGTTATATCTAATTTAGAACTAGAAACCCACAATGGGTGATTACCAGTTCTAATAATACTTAATCCAGCATCAGTCATTACTTCATAAACAGGTTTAAGTCCATTATCTTCAGCAAATGCATTTGAAACATGCACGGTATTTGTAACCGAGTCCCATGCTAACACTTCAAATGATTTTCCAATTAATGATTCAATTAGTACAACATTTCCATTAGCGAGTACCATTTGCTCGCCATAAGCCATACATTTCCCAACGCCATACGAGGCGGGGCACGCTGTCCGCTCATTCTCCACAATTGAATAACAAATATCTTCCTGTTTTGACCAAAGGCGGTCCCCCAAAACTTCGGAAATCCACCAAACAGGGTCTCTTTGACCACGTAAAATAAGCGATTGTTGCCAAGATTTACTATTCATGACGATCATCCAAAATAGAATCATCGATTTCGGACTGACCTAACAAATCACTCCATGTTTTCGGTGTATTATCCGATGATTCATCTTCAATTTGCGAATTAGCTGTCGTTGTTGCTGCCACAAGATGTTGATATGCTTGAGCTAAAGCCCGCATATCGGCTGGCGATTTTACTTCAAATGGTAAACCCAAAGACTTATTACTCATATTATCTACTAATCGAGCAATCTGATTAGTCAATTGATCTCTAATCTTAGAGGTTTTACGCTTATAAAGGCGTAAACGCAAACGTTCTTCATCAGCATCTCGTGCATCAGCTAATTGTTCCCAACCATTCGCCGCTGCTAATGCATTTAATTCCATAAAGTCAATACCCGTAGTCTGTGACAACTTGTTAAGACTACGGGTAACACCTAAAGAATAATATTTTTCAAAAAGCTCTTTGACTTTGGCCGGTCCTAAATGAAAGCTCATCACAGTAACTCAATAGTTGGTAGAATAAAGACTAGAACGCCTACTCATAGATGGCCCAACCAAACTCCTTACATTAGGAATAGTTACTAAGCCTCTAGATAACGCTTTGTACAAAGAAGTCAAAGCTTTTACATCTAATTTATGTAAATTTTGGTCAAATAATTGTTGTAATTGATTACAAACATCAACACCAAGTTGATCTACACATGACAAATACCTAACCAATGTGCCCGATTTAATAAGATTAATAACAACGCATTCATCAGGATTAGCTAACAACTTATGAATGTTAGCCACAACAGCTTTACTCAATTTCATAATTAAAATCGTCTCCATCATCATGTTCTAATAAACGACCGGCTACTTGCAAATCTTCTTGATTGCTATGTACAGATTGTCCAGCCGCATCTAACAATCCATCATGTGTAGAAACTAAAGCACGGACATGCCTTAGCATCGTTCCAAACCCCATAACATTACGAATGGCTGTCTGCTGATTGCGAGTTAAGATTTCCAACAAAGTAACTTGTTGGTTAGTATCCATATTTTGAATCACATCAGGATTCAAAAGATGATCTTCCAGAATACGCATTGCACCATTAATGCGCTGGAGTCTATCTACTTCTTCATCAGCTTGGCGGAATACAGCTCGGAAGGTGCGATCATAGCTTTGTACAGCTAAAGTCGCAAAATTAGGCGTTAATGCTTGACGTTTCACCGGTATACCCCATCTCATCTTTAGACATGGAGTATACCGGATATGGATTTAAAAAATCAATACTTCATCCTAACGAATAGGGCACATACCACCGGCACACTCAGCCGATTCAACATCAAAATCATCTAAAACTTTTTCCATATCAATAGGTTGAAGTGTGTTTGCATACGCTTCAAATACTTCTTGAGTTACAACTTCTTGCGGTAAATAAGGATACCCCAAATCTTCCGCAGTTTTAGTAGGGTCATTTCGTAACATAAATGTTGCCGAAACATAACAATCCCAGTTTTTGTGTATCCAATCTACAATTGAACCAATCTCTCCAGGGCTGTATGACACAGTGCTTGAAACATTATGATCTATATAATGTTCCATGACCATTTTGTATCGTTCCAATTGTGCAACTGCCGATTCCAAATTAAGAAACCGACTACCAACTTCTGAAAATTCCACATTCGCAAACTGAACAGGGAATGTAACCAAGATACCGGTAGCATCATACGGATTAATGAAAGTCCGATAACCAGCATCTTGCAACAGTTTAACCACCGGGTCATGAATAGAATAATTAATATTATTCAAAATATAACGACCCAGTGGCTTATGTATACCTTCTGTACAATCCGCCAACTTAGACAAAGTACCAGAAGGTTTTGTAGTTGTTACCGCAGCCGGGTGTTCCATATCCAATCCATCGGCCATACTATTGGCACCATTCCTAGCACATTGATGTAAAACATCAAATGCAGCAGGCTCATTGGCAAACTCCCATTGTACAATCCCTGTCAAACCTACTCCACATAAATGTAAATACTCATTCAATTCATGCCATGTTCTTTGTAAAAGACCATCATCCAAATTGACACAAGACTGACGATAATTTGCACGCGCAATAAGGTATACTGCCCGTTTTAATCCTTCCATATTTCCATTAAATCTCGGTAACACAACCTCACACAAATTGCACTGATAAGTCAGCATATTATTAAATACTGCTTTATGCTGAATAGGCTCTTCAAAACAATAAGAAGTATATTCACCTTCCAATGGATAAATACGTTTAATGTTTTGATATTTTCCTTTACCAATAGGTGCATGACCCAACTTGGTATTCAATCGTTGGCAAGGTAATTCCGATACATCAGTAATAGAAACGTACCAAGATGCTTTAGTACGCTTAAAATTAGATGATTGTCCAACATCCGCCATCAAACATACCGAAGATCGTATGCCATTTTTAGATAACAGTAATTGCAGCTTACGGATAAAAACTTCATCCGATTGGTAAATACGAATCCCACCAGATTCCGTATTAGAACCGTCACTATCAGCTAAACCGGCTATAAATGCCAGGCAAGAAGTACGGTCCCATAAAAACACTTCATCAATTGTGGGTAATTTTGTATCTTTTAGCACTACTTTTCGTTGGGGAACATCAGGGTTTTGTCTGTATTGACCTTGATATTGAACTCCCCGTAAAGACAGTCCAACTTTTCGTCCATACAATAAGATCACCACATCATCCTTTTCTTCATAACCGTCACCATAACCAAACCCTAACTCATAAGCCAATTCGACATAAACTCCAGAGTCATTCACCATTTTAAAAGGTTCTGAATGAACCGCATACTTACCAGGATGCTCCATAACAGTCTTAGCCATTACTTCATGATAATGGTCACTAAATCGTGTTGTAACAGATAATCGATGGTAAGGAGTGCAATCTAAATAACTACCATCAGATAATTCTATTCTCAACATTTGCTGATGGTAGCCTGTAATTTGTGGAACAACAACGGCCCACTGCTGCCCATTCCAAACTTCTACTTCCTCACCAACAACATCCGAAATCTTAACCAATGCTTCACGAGTAATAAGCCATGTATCACCATGTACACAGAAACCTTTATCACCCAACAAGATTTCACCACAATTTCCAGACACAACCGAACCTAATAAAAATGATTGCGTAGTCGGTACACCAGCACAAAACACTGGTTCTATACGATCAGTCAGTTCAACCCGAACAACTCGTAACACTTCCATTTTGTTATACGGTTGTCTTTTCAATAACTGTGGTTCAAGATACTGCAACAATTTATTGGGGTTGGATATAGTAAATCGATACACATCTTTAGTAGGATATGCTTTATACCCACCCTTACCATCCGGCATTTCCTTTTCTCCTGCTGGATGGGTCAAACTGATTTTCCCACGAACACCAATAAGCCTGCATAACTGAGCAAACTCATTCAAAAATGTCCGATGAATAGATGTAAACTGAATGAGATAACCACGTTCAGCATCTCCACTAAAATGACCATCAGATTCAAGATAGCCACGAATAAATGCTAAAATGGTTGGCAAAGTACCACCTAATACGTAATCAGGCACTTTGGACTTATCGGGAACAGCATGACCTAAAATTCTACCAACTACCAGATTTTCTGACCGTTGGGAAAACTTTAAACCAACTCTTGTAAGTTCTTCAATACATTCCCGTTTCTTAGTATTCAAATTAATTCCAATTTTGGAATTCTCTTTTGAATTATACCAAGTACCATCTGCAATCAACCATGCATCCAGATAAGCATTATCTGGATCATGAACACTACCAAAACACCCTTCAATGAAAGATGGAGCTAATTGATCATCAAGTTGCAATTCACCAACTGTAATAAACGATCCATCAATCTTTACAAATCGATGGTACTTAGTTGCATACTCAACCATACCATTACTAAACTCCACTTCATATAATGCCTCAGCATCTCCAGTTTTTTCAAACTTGGCTAAAACAACATCACCAGAACCATCTATCACGTCTGCCCATGTACCACTCAATGAGCCGATTCGTACAAGACCTTTATCTGGAATACACACCAATGAATCTTTCGCTAAACATGGGTTCATACCATAGAAGTATGGCGCTCTACGCAATGCAGCATCACCGTTCACAATTCCGGGTTCACTGCCCCCACCATCTAACATCAAATCGAACACTTCAAATAATTGACTTTTTGAAGGTTTATCATAAAACACCAAAGAATTATTAGATTGACCTCGTTGTGGGTTTAATTGTTGATGATCACGTTTAGCTAATGCAAATTCCCGCCAGTACTTATTAGAATTAGGCATTAGTGCCAATTCAGCAGATCGACGAGATGATAAAATAGTCCCCATCCAATTGACAATATCTAAAATGTCCAATTCAGATAACAAACGACCTGCTGCTCTGTTCATGATAGTGCAAATCCCTTGCAAAGCAATATATAATTGATGATCTCCGCTACTAATCCAACCATAACCTCGTAATCGCTCACCGGCTGGACGTATTTGAGATAAATCAATAATTAGCTTTTCAGCAGGATGCTTACCCGAAATAAGCTTACCCACTGCTTTCGCCCAAGCTTCAGCACTATCGCCTACTTGCAAAATCCAAGTTTTACTCGCTGACAACCATGTTTCCGTATTACGTTCTGCACCACCTTTCTGTGTTCTAGTAGAACGTATAATTTCTATATGAGGGATATGTCGCATAAAGCCATTCAATATCCCTATAATAGGTCGAAATCCAACTCCACAGTTATGAACAACGACTTTAGATTCACCAACAGTATAAGTATGAGTCTTTTCTACAGACAAATCATATAAAGACTCAGAACTTTGTGGTAAACGCTCAACACTTTTTACTTTCACGATAAATCCTCACAGCTAGTTCTCTAAAAGAATCTTGGGTAATATCACATTCCCAAACTCGATAACCTAATGAGACTAAACGTTTTAATCGTCCATCATCTTCTCGCCACTTGGATTTGGCTAACCACCTTGTTACTGGATATTTATATGATTCTTCATAAAATTTTGGATTCATGTGCCAAAAATCACCAAAAATCTCAATAACAACATTTAACTCTTTAATAAAACCATCTACTATAAAACTATGTAACATAGTTTTTTTACGTTTTTCTTTTGTTTCAGAACGTAAAGCAGATAACCTACATGCTTGTTTATGGACATCAGTTTTGGCTTCCGCATGGCATCTTTATGAGCTTGCGATTGAAAAGTAAGAAAAAATCGCAAGCTCATCAATAGCTTATGTTCCGCAGTGCGAACATAACTACCCATCCACTAATTCCTTATCATCCAAAAATTGTGCTTCACACCAACCTTCAGTGGTTAAAAACAAATGATCTTCAGTACAAATAATTGTTTCCCCGTTTTCCAGAGTAATTTTAACTAAAGATTTTGGTGGATTAACTATAACAGCTTGTACCTCCGAATGAATAAAACTTTTAGTGAGTTCATCAAAAGATACAACTAAATCACCTGCTTCTAGTAACTCAATAGGCTTAAAAGAACCATCTGCCATCCCAACTAACGTGCCTTTTACAAAACATCCTTGTAGCAAGAGCCAGAGTGCATCCACAGCATCAAATACTGTTTTAACCGATGTAAAGCTGCAATTAAAATTGCAGCTTTCTCGTGTTCGGGCTACTTCAGTACCCCCCAACCACAAAGAACGACCTGAAGGAAATGCAGCTCGATTTAAAATTAATTCTCGTAACTCAGCTAGTTCGGCTAGTTCTTCATTACTCAAATTCATCCCTTTAGCCCGTTCCCATAACCAAGCTTGGTGCCTGAGCACCCGTGCAACTGTTTGAGGCCATGTTTCAAACTCAGTCGCCATTTCATTTAAAGGACGACTGTAACTACGCCGATAAACCAATTGTGAGCGTGTAGACCATTCATTCATTTTTTCTTCTCCAATTTATAAATTATCAATTAAAACCGTTGGAACCCCAACCCCCAATACGATCTACATCACGAGTCAATTCATCCACAACAGACCAGACAACTCGTAACACTGGAACCAATACGGCTTGGCATACAAAATCACCTCTACGAAATGTTAAAGGTACTTCAGATGTATTCCACCCACTTACACCTACCTCTTGTTGATAATCACTATCAATAAGTCCTACCAAATTGCCCAATACAAAGCCTTTTTTATGCCCCAAACCGCTTTTTGGAATTAAAAGCCAGGCTAGATTTGAATCATTAATGTCAATACACAAACCCGTGGGAATTAATACTCGACTTTGTGGCTCAATTATGATAGAATCAGGAATACACGCCCGGAGGTCCATACCGGCTGATTCTTCAGTCGCATATTTGGGCAAACCATATTGCTTAAAAAATTCTTCATCCAATAACTTTACATTAACTTCTTTTGAACGTGGCATACTTCTTAATCTCCAAAAAAGCAAAAAAAATTAGTGAGTGAGTAATTTAACTGATTTTGGCTCTCTCACTACCGTATATTGACCCGAAAATTGAGATGTGTCTAAGTTTCGATGGTCAATTAAAAAAATCAAGCGGCCTGTAGTTAAAGCCCTATCTCTTAATGAAGATACTAAATCAGACACCCCACGTTGACTCAAAAATTGAGAAGGTTCATCAAATATTTCCATACCAGGAGACATGCCAAAACATGTCAAAATTAAATCTGCCATACCCAAAGCACCCGCTAATCGTAATCTTTGAGTTTCTCCACCGCTCCAAGCTTCCCATGGCACTGGAGATGTTACTGTGGGTGCATGAATCATAACCGTAAAACTTTTTTTAGTTTTTCCAGTCTTAGTAGTAGCTTCACTTGCAAATTCTATCTTCCAACCATGCAATCCAAACTGGTATAGATAGTTATTCACTTCTAATTCCAATTGAGCCAGCACATCATTAATCAACATCAATTTTACTTCTTTAAAACCGGCAATCCAAAACCGTGTATGTTCTACTTGACTTTGCAATTCCACTATTTTTCCTTGGAATTGGATAATTTTCTTACTTAATTCCTTTTTATCTAACTCTAACTTCGCTTTTTGGTCAATAAATGGATTCGGTTTCGTTTGCCACTGAGTCAAATCACGATTAAATCGACTAATTTGGTCTTTATTAGACAACAAACTATGTTTGATCACCGAAATATCACGAGTAACTACTGAAAGTTCACTTTTTATACCTTCAACTACATTTTGAGTCTCTATAACATCATTTGCTCTTATATCCGCTTCCGCTTTAACATGCTGATATTGTAATTTTAATCCATCTAATGCCTTTGAAATATCACCTAAGCGTGTCGTATGTCGTTGTTGTTCCGTTTTTAAGTGCAGTCCATCAATAACCTGCTTACAAACGGTACAAATATCACCTAATTTACTCAAACGAGTCAGCTCTTGTTGAATGGAAGCTGCTTCAGATGATAAAGATGTTGATTGACTACTCAACTTCACCATTTCAGCCGCAATTTCCGCTTGTAAATTCTTAAACTCACTAAAAATGGCAGAAGCTTCAGTTAAAGATGCTTGTAATTCAGCCTCTTTAGTGACTAGTTTTCGTCCTTTAAGCTGAAATTCGGCTTTTTTGTTGTCTAAATCCCTAAGATTTAGCTTAATTAAGTCAATTTCATCTTGTCTGGATTGTTCCCACTCATCAATTTTAAGCTCTGTTTGCTCAATCACACCCATAATAGCCGAAACTCGACCTTTAATTTCAGCCGACTGCTGCAATTTTTTATTAATTTCTTGTTCAATAGCCTCTACTTTACGTTTAGCAGCACCACTCGCTTGATCCCACACTTCCAATGGGAGAACACTTTCCATTATCTCAGCTTTTTCTGATGGTTTTAAATCAAAAAACATCGAAGTAAATTGTGCAAAGACGACAGAAAAGCAAAAAGCATCATAATCTAAGCCCAACTGTTGATTAATCTCAGTTTGGACAGTCACTTGGAATGGCTTTTGATCAATCGAAAGTTGTAAAGAGTTAGGATTTTGAGTTCGGCGGATGCAATAGGTTTTATCTTTAACCCGAAATGTAAATTCGACTTTACAAGATTTAGCAGACCAATTAACAATGTCACTAGCTTTCAACCCGCGTGGGGTTTTTCCATACAAACACCATACCGGAGCATCACAAAACAATGTAGATTTACCACACGCATTCCCTTCTAATTCTGGATGAGCATCATTCCGACCTGCAACAAAATACAACCCTTGTTCTTTTGGAAACTCAAATTCAAAGTAAGGAAACGTTTTAAAGTTTTCTACTCGTAACGAAATAGGCTGTAACATTTACCATTTCCCTTCTGGGCAGTTAGAAGCACGTAGCTTGAGTTTACTGGCTAAAGGACAACCGCATTGACTGCATTTACGGAATTTAATACTCAAAGGATACATTGACCCTTCAACATTAAATTCACAAGCATCACAAATTTCTCGCCGCTGCTTGACCAACTCATCATGAGGCATAGCGAGTCTAGCCAAACGCAAAGGTGGTTCTGGTTTTACAACAGGTGACGGAGGTGACTCAGCAACTTGAATTGGTAATTGAGCTTGTGCTGCTTGAAACCTGGATAAAATTTTAAAATTCACGGCAGTACTCCACACAATTGAGTCAACATAGAATTACATAGTCCTTTAACATCATCCCCACTTAAATCACCAGGGTCCGATACATGAGATGGACAGTTCCAATCGACAACTGAATCCAGCCCAGTCCAATCCATTTGAGATACAAAAGAACACTGATCTACAAATTCATCACGATCAAACATGACAACAATTCGATCAAATAAATTCGTGAGTTCACCTAAACAACCTAATTGATTATGAGTTGCTTTCTTATTAAATAAACATGTAGCTCTTATACCTAACGAAGCTCCATAAAAATCCATTTTCATAGCATCAAATGGACCTTCATTCACAACAAGTAATCGACCTCCTTTAAATAACTGGGGTTCATTAAACAAACACTCTTTAATACTCATTAACGCTCCACGAGTATGATCTAAACTCAAATAGCGTAAATGGGTATCTTTATGAATACTCCTACCCGTCCAATTCACTAATCGATTGGCAACATAGTTAGGAATCACAATACGATCTTTAAATTGACCACTAATCGCATAATGAAGATTATAACGATAAGCTAATCGACTCACACTTCGCTGACTATAACCACGTTCCATTAAGTATTGAACGAATCGAAAACTCCTGCGTAATTCAACATCTAATGGAATAATATCATCAGGAAATTCCAGTAATGGTGTAGTAGGAGCTGTGTCATTGGCTTGAAATGAAACAGCATCAAATGCCGTTTCTTCTATCCAAATGGGCTTCTGACCCAACAGTTGACACGCTTCATAATAATTACACTGCGCTAACACCATAATCAATTTATGGAGTGTCTTACCCGAATGATGTCGTTTATTACGCCAACAACTAAATCGCATGTTATCTTCATCAATACCTAAATGGTAGCTAGGATCTGGAGAACTCGTTTTTGCACAAAAAGGACAGTTAATATTAATCTCACCCCGTTTTACATTCACACCTTTTGTAATATAAGGAATATGATGAGAATGTAAAAAAGATAAAACATTAAATTTCATCTTCGTCACTATCCTCTTCATTATTTTTAAAGCCATTCCGCAATGCAACAATGACTTCAATAAACAATCCTGATGGAATATACCCTGGGAATGCTTGATCCACCAATCCCGGCACCGACTTCGCTTGCCGAATGAAAGAACCTAAGGATATGGGGATTTGACGCAACTGGAGAAATTGGATTAATAACTGACCAAACAAATTAAACAGTAATGAGATGTCATTCCGTTGTAATACTGGACTGAAACCACGACACCAATCGAGCAAATAATCCAAAGCACGGATAATATCTCGTTGTGTTTCAGGTTGCAAAGCCCCTAAATGGGGAGGGACTTTCACATGGAGAGATAAACAATAAATAAAACTTTTGTAAGCGAGTTCAAGATCAACTGGAAACCGTTTAAGTGACTGTCGATCCATCAATGCCAATGTAAGTCGGTGTAATTCCAAAAGTTGTTCAGGACTGAGTAACCCAACATGATATTTAATGTTCTCAAAATCCATTGTATCGTCCTAATGATGTGCTAACTACTTATACCTACTTTTTGAGCACATAAAAGTCCACGGGTTCCATGTTTTTGGTAACAGGGTATAAATATTGGATAGGATTACAATGATATTTGATTTTAATGGAGATTAAACAAGCACCCGGAAACGCTTGATCCGGCACAATAAACTGTAAATCTGATTGAGTTTGATGGCCTAAAAGCCGATTAAAACCACCTAAAAACACATGAACCGTATGCTTCCCGCATTCACCAGTCAACTTCCCTACAGCTTCCATAGGACAAGTTCGATATTGATAATAGCGAACTTGAATACTCGCCGTCTCTCCTGGTGCATACCCTGTTTGCGTCATCGCAACATCCGCAAACTCGAATGGTGAATCTCGATCTAATAACCACAATGTGACCCGCACCAATCCATAAATGGCGAGTATCCCATAAATAGAGTAAAAAAACAAAAGGGTTGGGTACTGCACTTTCTTCCAAAGTGTTTTGAGCATAGATGATTTCACTTAAAGAAAGCACTCAGCAATTCAGTGGCTCCAATGATCGTGCCAATGGCCGTAAACAACCCAGCAACGGCCACCAACAATCGTTTTAAGAAACTACTGGCTGCAAAAAAGTTCTTAATTGATTCCAGAGTAGGCTGAAACTGTTTATGATCTTTACTCAGAGCTTGTACAGTCTGATTCAAATCATACATCGCCATCGTCATCTCATGATTCATCTTCCCTAAATCCATAGCCACCCCACGAAGTTCGGATGACATCTCCTTCATCTCACCTTCAGTCTTATGTTCTAATTCTTGCATCCGCTGCTCTAACAGAAACAACCGATCTGCAAAAATTCCATCAATTTGACGAACGGAGTGAGTCAAATCTACTCTGGGTTCTACCTTCCGTAAACTCCGAGGCTCTTCTGATTCAGCCATTTTCGCCTCACGCTATACAAGGAATCATTAAAACTCATGATTCCTGGTATAGGAATCATGAGTTTACTCCTGATATTTTGCCATAAAATCAATCCTAATGTCAACGATAATCCAAATAATCTGGGTTGACCACGCTTTTCCCAACAGCCTTCCCCCACGCCAACAATTGACCTTCATCGTATCGCACCGGGGGGTTGCGACCTCCACCCAATACCTGTTTAGGTAATCCTAACTTCCTCACCCAGTGATAGACGGTCATCGTGGTAATATCAAACATTCGACACACTTGCCGAATCGTTAAAAGTGTCCCGTTATGACAGTCTCGCCATTGACTATCATCTACCTCCATAAACTCAACCCGGTTATGAACCGTTTTCTTCACCTTAGTAGCGAGCACTGCCGCAAGGGGAGGTGCCTTTTCAAAATCCTGATCCTCTAATATCCTCTGCTCCACCCGGATCGGAGCGGCTGGCTTCTGATTCAAAATCTGTCTCAAATCACGTCTAATCATCATGGCACCTGAATATATTTGTGTACTTGAATATTGAGTCGGTATCCAAACGTCTGACAACTATGAATAGCCGCTTTTAAGTTTTCTGCGTAATGATCATCCCAGCAAGGTCCTACCCAAATGTTAGAGTTACGTGGCTTCGCCACACCTACGGGCAACCCATCGGTATCGACCTTATCTGCTTCTAATACATATTTCCAACAAAAAGCCTTCTCCGAAATAATGGGTTGGACTTTCCCCGTTTTAGGTGAACATACAATCATACACCGTTCTAAGAATGGAATAATTTGAGGATGACACACGGCACCACTGGTTTCTATCTGAATCTTCCAATTAAATCCAAGAGTGTTGATCAACTGACCCACTTGTCCTTGACGTAACGGTTCCCCTCCCGTAATGACCAATAACCGATGACTCAACGCTTGTAAGTGTTCCACCAATTCGTCACAGTCAACCCGGTCCCCCGATGCGTACTCCGTATCACAAAATCCACAACGCAGTACACAACCGCTCAATCGAAGAAATACAGCCGGGTATCCGGTTAGTGGACCTTCTCCCTGAATGGTCTCAAATAAAGAATTGACAATCAGACCGTCTTCCATCCCCACAATCGGTTGATTATTCATATTGAGACCTCTGCAGAACTACTCTCAGTTTCTTCCCAGCGTACAGCCACACAAAATAGCCCACTCGGCAACCAGCCGTTCAGCCAAGTCATTAGGCAGATGCTCAAGTTTTCAGAGGTCGGTTCATTGTCCATCAATACGAGTCCATCTATCACTTCAGCGAATGCTCCGTCTTGTTCAGTTTCAAATAGTTCAAATGGTCCCACCAGTTTTGATGTGTATGGGGCTTGTTTGAGGAGTAAAGGCACTAATGGATCATGCCGGTCTAAGATCATTTTATGATCTAGTAATTCCAAGCAGGTTTTAAAGCGTTTGAGATGATTAAAATCTAATACCATTCCATTGACAAGTGACCCGGAACAGCCTACAGAAATGGCAATACGCCCACTGTGTCCGTGTAAATGCCGACACTGGCACGGGGGCACTTGCTGATTCCACAAGCGATGCCCGTATACTAGATTAAATACTTTGGTGATAGATAACATCAATGAAAACTCCATGGGTGGAAGTCGTTAGTTTATAATATGTAAAATGGGGTGTCAAGCAAGGCGTTAGTAGAAATATTATAAAAATCTTGGAAATGGAAATGGTGAAATAAAAGAGGCCATGACGCCTGCGGCGTCATTCTACCACTCGGTTTAACGGTTGAAGCGAGTACCCCGTGTTTGATTTTATGAGAAGTATAGTGATTATAAAGTTAAAGTTATGGAAGGCGTAGTAGGTGGAAATGAAAATGAAAATGGCACCATTTATTTTAAATCAAACTCAAAATCGAAATCAAACTCAAAATGGAATCCGGCTCTAGTATTAAGTATTTGATTTTATGGGAATTATAGTGATTATAAAGTTATGGTTATGGAAGGCGTGGTGAGTTGAGATTGGGAGGAGGGTTTGCAGTATTACTAACCGTTAGTGTCAGCGATGTTTGAAAAACGTCACCCAGCCGTACCCATACAGTGCATTATTCGATGATCATCGAAGCATGTGATTGATTTTTAAAGTAAATTAATCAAACAACATGTGACAATCTTTGTCACTGTAACAATAACGATACATAAAATATTATTCATTAGTACAATCAATCACTTATGTCATTACATAAATATCCGTGTTATGTAATTACACTATTTAATACGATATGAATTAATGAATTAAAAAACTTTTTAAATTAATTACTCAATAACAACAAACACTTAGCTTAATATTGTGGTTGCTTAGGTTAAGCAATGGTAAGCTTGGCACTAACACTGCATTATCATACGCAACGCAACACAAGTTAAACTGAAAAGGGGATGGCATTGAAAGCTGCAATCGTGTTCTGTATTTTAGTTATTACAAGCGTATATGCGATGGATTGTTTTAAAGATATGATGGTTGGCATTGTTGACCACCATCATCAACAAATTGAACTGGCAAGCAACCAGTAAAGGTGACGACAATGAAACTTAACATAGTGAGTATCTCAAGGCAGTATAATCAGGCGATAACCTTACCGGCTAAAGAGGTTCGTTATGTCCGAGGGTTGCTTCCGTTAGGGAAAATAGTAGCTTCCCGGCAGGGCTATATCGGTAATACCATGAATGGCTGGAGTGCGTTTGAGGTTATTGTTAAAGATAAAAACGGGTTGTGGGTTTGTTACCCACAACCAACACAAATAGGTGATTATGCATCATATCGCCTGTTGAGTGACTCACCAGAATTTGTCAAGAAAACAGCAAGTAATTTGCTTACAATAAGTAAGCAAATTAGATAGTAGACAAGCCATGGGTGGCTTACCCTATTAGTGCTTATTCTAAGCACTAATAGGAGCGTACTAGAGTCCGCTTAGTAGACTCTAAACAAACTGGGAGTTGAAGAACATGAGCATGAAACTATACGCATTGTGTCAAAATTCTTACACATTCGGACAGACTGGTGTTGGTTGCCATGTGGCGACCAGCGACGAGGAAATCGTGGCATCGGCGACGCTGTGGGATAACAATAGGATATGGGAGGTTTACGAGGAAAAAGAGAAGTTCATGCGTGTGCTTCAACCCACCCTGCACGTACTGGCTGGTACTCAATGGGTTGCCATGCCCATTGAGCCTACCGTCCATGGGTTCGACGGGATGGTAAAAATCCTACGGGATAGGACGCCATCGCAGGCATACATTCAAGCCGGTGAAGGCGTGCGGTTTGTGTTCAGTGATACCGTACCAGTGTTGGCAAAGGGTCATACTGACTATGACCCGGCAAACCTTAACCACCAGCGCGCCCTATTAGGAGGTAAGGCTTGATCTACAGCCATGGATGGCTTACCCTATTAGTGCTTATTCTAAGCACTAATAGGAGCGTATCGAGTACCCGCTTAGTAGGTACTCTCAATAAAGTGGAGTGAATACGATGAATGCTAATCAAAAAGCCGCTGTTACTATGATGCTTTCCATCATGGCGGAAGGGACTTGCCAAGAGTTTGGCAAATATAGTAAGGATAGTGTCGAGTACTTCACCGCCAAGCTAGAACAAGTGCAATCAGGCAGGATAGGACATGGTGGAAACCCCCACGGGTATTTCATCATCGGGTTGTCCCCTAGTAGCAAGCGTGGACAGGAAAATGCCGCCCGTCAATTCCGCTTTGCCTTGAGCAAGGGAATGACTAACAAAGCGCACCTTGCTTGCCGTGGCTTGGGTGACACCGGCACCGAGTCAGCAATCAATGCTGGTGCGTTCTTCAGCTATCCAAAACAGAATAGCCGTCTTGGCGACACGGCCATGCGCCGAGTCGCGCATGGCATCGCATCCGATGCCCGGAAGGGAGAAGATGTAGGACGGAAAACCAGTGCACTATTTCTCGCGCTAACAGACGCGGACGCTGCGGAAGCGGCACTAGCTTTTATCCGTAAGGGTGCGGAAAAAATCCGCACGGCGCTAAATATTGAGCATGACACGTGGTTGGATCAACTCATAGAGTCCATCCCCCAAATGGGGGAACAGGAAACACAAGACGAAAACTTGAATCACTGGATCAATGGTATCTTAGCAGAGCTGCCAGACATCAAACCCGATGATGAACGGATGCTCGTCGAATCCGTTAAGCGGGTATCTGCTAAAAAGAACCCCAAACCCGTCAAAAGTAAGCTAACCTTGGAGAAAACTAAGGCAGCATAATAGAACAAGCCATGGATGGCTTACCTATTAATGCTTAACATAAGCACTAATAGGAGCGTATCGAGTACCCGCTTAGTAGGTACTCTCATGGTTAGGAGTTTAAGATTATGTTTTACTATTTTTATGTAGAACAAGAAGACAAACGTATTGCCTTTTGCGTATCTGAGACGGAACTTGATGTTGGTTATATAGTACCACTGGACAAAGAAATAATAATTGCCCAAGGGAATCTACCTGATTCTAATGAATACCTCATTAAGTCAAAATGCTTTAAAAAAACATTAGAGCTAGCATGTCAGCTAGCGGGTTACTCACTAGAGCCTTATAATATAACCCCATTAGAGTATGTGAGCACAGAAGAATTTGTCTATTGGTTTAACTCTTAATAGAATTAGCCATGGACGGCTTACCCTATAATTGCTTAGATTAAGCAATTATAGGAGCGTACTAGAGTCCGCTTAGTAGACTCTTACCAAAAACGGGAGTTTAAAAACATGTTACAAATTGATCCAACTCGCCATTATCCTACATTTTTAGTGATCGTAAAGGATTATTTTGACCACATTCAAGTCAAAGAGTCTAATAAGTATTTTACAAACGAGAAGCAGGCTAGAAACTATGCACAAAATAATACGCGGTTCCTGCGTGCTGGTACATACTCAAAGGGACAAGTGCATGTATTAGGTTAATCTACCAAGCCAAGGATGGCGTACCTATAATCGCTTAATCTAAGCGCTTATAGGAGCGTATCGAGTACCCGCTTAGTAGGTACTCTCATGGTTAGGAAATAATACTATGAACAATCAATATTATTTGTGTGGTAAAGTCTATTTTGAAGCCATCAAACCGATGTTTAAACAGATGTTGATTTATATCCCAAGTCATTGGGACGATTTTTGTAACACCTTTTATATCTCTATCCCTGATGATGAACCAACACAAAACTATTTAGAAGGATGGCAAGGATTAAGAGAGGAAATCCTTACTAAATTGTTTAGATTGAATATCCTCGTGTACCAGAATGAAATCTATGAAATCTTCCGTAGATTAGGCGAACAATCATTACTTTTAATGTTAATCCATCAACACCATGCTTATTGTAAGCAGGTAGGTGACACCATTTTAGAATTATAAAACTGTATCATTTATGATACTATGATACATAGTAGTGACATCGCTTTAAACGCCCCAAATCGGCGATTTTAGCCACCCATCCCATAACCCACTACCCAACCATGGGTAGTGGGTTTAAATGTCACCACGGCCCGTTTTGGTGGCTTAAAACGCAACCGGGATGGGCAACGCACACTCAAAATGTGGCGGCATCCCTCTGCCCCGCGTACAGACCGGAATTTGGGTAAAAACCCGATTCAAATCTCAGTCTTTAATCTCCCAACTTTTTATAATTCAACATCTCATCAGAGTTCCGCCACTTCGCCATAAACTCATCAAAATTCTGGAGCATTTTTGCCAACCAGCCATACAGAGTCAGATGGAATTGCATTAAATCCACTTGATGCGCTTCCCACACCGGCATCAAATTCGTAACCAACTGACTCACCATCTCCACTTCAGTCCCTTCCAGACTAAACACGTATGCATCTTCTTTATAGTCAGTTGGCTGGATCGTCGTAAAACGAATAGAACAGACTCGCCACACATTCACATACACTTTCATAATCTCACCTTTCAAGAGTATGATTGGAAGCCACCATAAAATAATGGTAATCTCCCGATATTAATCGATTCCAACCACCCAATACCTCCCCAGTTGCAGAGTCCAATACTCGTAAGAACTCTAACTCACCCGGAACCAGTCGTATCTCAGTCTTATAACCCCACACTTGATCGAGTTGAGTTCTAAAAGTATGAGAATTAATCCGTACACAACGCCAATACCAAGGGAGATTTACACCCCAAACTCTCTGATCTTCTTCATCAAGAAAGATCGTCGTAACACTAGTCACCACTTCTGGACCCAGGCCGCATTGTTGAAAAAATAAATTAAGTTCTTCAAACAACAAAGCTGTAGTGGATGAAGTCATAAACTTAGTTCTAATAGCCTCAAACTGAGCAGAATCAACCATCTGCTTAATTCGGTCCAATAATCTGACATCCGTTAAATACATAACCTCACCTTTCAATAAAAAGCCGGGAAGATTCCCGGCGATCACCCATATTTAACATATCAAATCCAAAAGGGTTTACAACTTAATCTTCACTCACAATTGACTGATCTTTCGGATGTAATGGTGAACTTTCTCCACCGAACAAAAGCCACAAACGGTATCCTCTCCATCTTCCTCATCCCATAAATGAGCCAACATTTGATCTTGACTGTCCATAATGGCAATTTCAAACAAGCCTAGCTCTGCACCATACGTAAATGGACCTCGAATGATGCTTAATTGGTAGCCATTCTTAAACACAACTCGTGCTCTAGCACAATAAGAATCACTACAATCTTCCACACGTTCAATCTGATCTTTGATTTCCGATTCCAAATTAAACTGTGGAACCGACAAGGACGGAGACATCATACGCATTTCCATAACACCTCACTGAACAGGGTTGAGTTTACTGGTCATTGACTTCATCTAACCAAGATAATTCATTCGGATCAGATACCTCATCCACAACCCCACGAGCAATAAAAACATGCTGAAATTCTGATGATGCTGCATTGAGATACCGTAAAGATATTGAAACATCAGGATGCTTTTCAGATAACATCCGAAACAGTGGAATCGGTGGAAACTCTACGGACTGAAATGAAATACTGTGCTCAATGGGTCTCATCCAAACGTCATAAGACTTATTAAACTCAGTCAAATCCCACAACGTCCCCCAATTCTCAAGTCTCCACTCTGCCCAATCATCCGATGGTAGATCGGGTGGAAGTGGACAGCTTTTAACTGCTGAGATGAGATACCGTTGACTTCGACATACAGCCCCCTTGAACGCTTGAATCGCCTCTACAGGCCCTAACACAACCAAATCATTGTAACACCAACTTGACATGATCCATCCTCATCATCGCGTTGACATGAATACAGTATAGCAAACTCATCAGAGTTTGCAACATAACCTTTTGATTTTAAAGATGTATTTGTAAAATCTACTATATTGCACTATACTGATTTCATTAACCCATACGTGCATTGATGTGTAGTCCTTAGAAACACTCAACCACAAGGAAATGCCCATGCAGACTTTATTCCACTTCAATCCTGAGATCCACCTTTTCACACTGGATACTGAAACTGGGGTTCTGACTATCCCGCCCCATGAAATCACCGACCCATTTCTCGCATTACTACTATTTGCTGATCCAAAATTCCGTTCCCCTTACCAATTCTGGTATGAAAGTCAGGGATTAGTCGGACAAGAAGGCTCACAAATTAATCTGGCAATCATCAAACCTTTTAAAACCAGAAGTAAACAGTATAATTTAGGTGAGGTGATCTCCGCAACGCTGGGCGAATTACTCCGACTCCCGTGCGGAAATATGCACTTTACTGGATTTTATCTACCCACCCTGTACTTCGTGGACACTCCTACCGAAGCCGTGACTCATTTTACGTTAGCCGAATACAATACAAATGAGTTTCAACAAATCTGTTGACAAGCTCCAATAAAGGGATTATAATCCATATACCCGCTGGCGGGGGTTTCTCGCCAGCGGGATTCCGTTCAAGTCACTGGGTAACTCAGCATGGACGGAAATTCACAATGCCAAACCCAACCCTCTTTTTGATGTTCCAAAGCATGAATCTGAATAAAACCCCCTCCCTCCGATAACAAGTCATTCACTCGAACAATCATACGGGTAATGGATTGGACTTCACCATCCAACATTCTTAAAAACTGCTCACAGGTCCCTGTTGGATACCACTGATTAATTTCATTTAACAATTGCTCTTGAGTCAACACCAAAAGATTTTTGACATCCCACATAAATACTCCAAAGATATGTTTGTCAACATGACCGGACCATTATATACTATATAAACATGCTCAACAACGGAAACCCATTATGCAAATTGCCTGTCATTTCTTTTCAGCAACACTAAACCTGTACATGGATATAACCGGAACCACGACCCAAATCCGAATCAATCCAACTTGTCATTATCGACTGGGAAATAGAATTTTACTACTACCTACATGTAACTCTTTAAGTCCTTGGCAATTACAATACAAACCAGAGGATCTCATTATTACATTAACCAATGGAAATACTTTCTTTGGATCTTTAAACTATCAATATCAATTCGACTTTTGGTTGGATTGTATCCAACGACAACAAAAAATTGATGTTTTTGTGGCAACCCATACCAATACAGAATGGGAAATCATCAGTATTAAAATACCCTCTGAAGAATTAATACCGGATTCTAATATTAATATCAATAATTTGCCAGTAATAGGAAAAAGTTCTTCATACGAAATAACCCAATACACTCCATTTTCTAGGAAAATCTAATGATACTATCCAATCAACGACGCCGAGGAACAAGCTATTTACCCGCTTCTTGGGTCAGTTTACATCAAGATTGGATCAAACGAGTCATCAAAGCACTAGATGGTGTCATTGTTAAAGCCGAGCTGAATGAAGTGTCTTTAGAATACACTGCAATTTCACCTCATTTTTCGGAACAACCGGACCTTTTTGAACCCACTTCACGCCACTCCTTTTGTATTATGCTCCGGTATACTACGTTTTATTTGGCCCCAACCCAATCAAATTTGTATTCAAGCATAAAATTCCAAAACCCAACAGCTCCAAAAACTTACTGAGGATTCTCCACATGACGACCCAATCTACAGAATCATCTAATTTAGACACCATCATCAACATCAGCCCAAAATGTGCCGATACCATTAAAACGGCATGGCAAAACGAGATAGATGTCGATGGTCCTGACACCCATTATGAACGAGGTCATAGAATCTGGCAAACTCAAGACTGTTATGCCAAACTGTATTTCGGTACGAATCATTGGTATCTACGATATGTCGGACCTATCAATCGCATCGATAGCATCCCCCATATCGAATTAATCGCCGAAGCAAATCCACAAATGGATGGACTCACACTAGAAGCATTAACCCCATCGTTATTTCATGAATGTTTAATTAAAGTCACTGTACCCGGCAGTACAGTGGGCTATGAGCAATTTTTCAAAGCTAATCTAATTAAGATTCATTTGAACTATGAATCTAATGTAGATGAGTTGCTATAATGACCCTAACCGAATCCAAAGGCATTGCAATGTATCCTACAATTCTTTCTCAACTCATCTCGTATCAACACTCCGATATTCAATGGATTTCAATCAAATTCCATATATCTAAAAACTGCCATAATACATTGCTTGCGCGTTTGACAAACAAAGAACCTTTATTAAAAGATCTACCAACAACTTACATTCATTTAGAACGAACACATGATGATTGCTTTCTGCTTCTACACACCACTCAATTAACCACACAATCTATACCAGAAGTCACAATCTGTTTTGATGACCAAGGAATCTACTTTTCAATCTCACATCCACTTGAAGGTCATGAATACTTCCAAGTGTATTTACAGACTATTTATATTCATTATGAAGATCGAGTGGCTGAAGAACCAAAACCTCCCCCCTCCAAAGACTGTAACAACTCAAACAACTCTGTGTACGCATTAGTACACAATCTCATCAATCGACTTAAAGCCACTCCATTCGCCAAACTCTGTCAAAAACTCTTTAATTGACCCAAAATCCCCCGGTGATTTTCACTCCGGCAGATCGATTTCACTCAATATCTGCCGGAGTTTTCGTTTTTAACAATGTGACACTTTTACCCCATTTGAAAGATGTTATCGCAATATCTACTCAATTTGATATACTAATCACATCATCAAACGGGAGCACAACTCATGGCACGCAAGCGCAAACCCAAAACCCAAGTCAAAGTCTTTTCATATCACCCCATCGGCACTCTTTACAGCACGCCATCGGTTTGGGTCAGTGCAGTCACGGATGGAGATGATGTGATGACCATTGAGAGTCCATCTCTCGATTCCGCTTGCTATCCCACAGCCCCATGGCGGCATCGGTATACGCAAGAGCAGTTCTTCAACTTTGCCTTTCACAAATCGTGGGCGGTTCGATTAACCCGACCCGAATTGGAACTAGCTCTTATGGGTCAACTGTATAATCGTTCAGAGTTTGAATGGCCGGAAACATATACTCTCCGCTTCAACTACAAACGGAACCATGCATCAACCCAAAATCTGAACGATTTGCGTCGGGTTCCGACATACGATTCCATCGGCCACCACATTATCATATAAGGTATTGTACCATGTACATTGAACACACAGAAACCCAATTCAACATCTATGATCTGCCATTTAATCAAACGTGGCCGGTCCTCCATGACTCGCAACTGGGTCAACAAATTATCAAACTACTCAATCAAGAGTGTACAGCCAAAGAGTTGGAAACCACAATCTTACATCATTACTGTAAAAATTTAACCCCGGAACAGATCATAAAAGGTACTCAACGCATTCGCATCCAAGCTTTTGCTGAAGGCTTAGCCGCCCGTCAAAATTTTGACGCATCACATTAATCCCATATACTACGTATATGGGATGATCACTACTGGAGATTCAGCACATGTCCCTCACTTTCAAGAGTGTTAAAATCAATTTTAAGCTCACCGAAGAAACTCTCAACTTTTGTGCAACGATGTACTGGAACCATGTTCGAGTCGGCACTGTCAAGAACTTTGGAAAAGGTGCCCATGTTTATGACTGGAAACAATCTCCACAAGCCACTGAAGCTCAAGACTGGTTAATCCACCATCCCGATACATTTCGATTAAAATCTTGTGATGTGGTAGACTATGATCATGTCATTACCAATCTGGTATTGCAGCATCAACGGAATAAACAACTCAAAACCTGGTGTAAAACTCAAACGGTTTTCCGTTGTACCGACACACCAAATCACTCTTGGATTAAACTCAACATCCAATATACGAAAGAAATGGATGGTCTTTTAGCTAAAAAGTACCCAAATCTGGTTGAAATTGCGAATCATCGCTTTGCTTAACGATTGCTTATTGATTCCACCACCCAAGAGGTCTGCTATGCTCACTGATGTACAGCAAGATGAAGTACGAGATGTCATGCTTCTCAATCTCAATTCTGTCACCAATGCCACTCAACTTGCAGAGTTGGCAGCGAGTCTACTCGACTTGGAAGACGAATTGGATGATCCTGATTCGGAACTTTGGGAATTGGCAGCGGACTACTTTGAAGATTCCCAAAACTCCATTTAACCCATCCGTCTCATAACCCCCCAAATCGTCGATTTTAGCCACCCGACCCACTACCCGCTACCCATGCCGCCCCTTGCCCCATCCATGGCCCAAAACAAGCGTTTTGGGCCATTGTGAGACGGCTTATGGACCCCCATTCACCCACCCACCCCTCAAAAAGTCATTTCACCCATGAACTCACCAGAATCAATCCAATCTTTAATCATCTCTCATCCCACCAAAAAGATTTTAATTCCCTTCTCCTTATCTCTCAAATCTTTTCAACTCTTATGGAAGAACTGGTCCACCCAAGAACCCGATTTCCGAATCATTATCTCACCATCCATGTCTGCAATCTCCGTCCTCGATTCTTCTTGGCTCCTCTCATCTCACCAATCCTCACACCTTCTCTACTTCGCCGGACCTTCTTCTCAAATTCTTCTTCCCTCAAAATCTCACCAACTCTTTCTCTCCCCTACTCTCCATCTTCTCACCCCCTACCTTTCCCTTCCCCTCTCATTATATACTTTATAAACTGTAAAAGCCCTCTCTAAAATCACCAGTCCCCTTACCGTTATTAGGGTAAAATCTATAAAAATTGGGGGCTATTGGGAGCTATTTAAAGAGTTTATTGTATAATGATGCAGTACATTATATAATATATAAACTGAATAACACGACAACACGAGAGCATACACAACAATCTTAATGTTGACAATCCACTGCCTTGACCAACGGGAAGCACAGTCCATGACATCGATCTACATCCATAATGTTGACAATCCCACCAGGCTCGTCGAATGGAAACAAGATTCCATGGGTGGCGTATACAGTCTCACCACCATCCATACTCCAGAAGCGGACATCCACATGTTCTCCACTTCCAAACCCGTCACTCCGGGTACTGAGATAACGGATCTTAAATCTTTTTGGCATGGACATACCATGGAAAGCGGTCACTTTTGGGTACTGGTCACTGAAGGGGTACGGCGATTTTACAACTCTATTGACGGGGTGAAGAATGGATTTAAAACATTCGGTGGAGACATTTACGAATTTGACTTTGAATCTTCATTTTTGGTGAATATGGAGAACTACGATGGCTAAACGGGTAACATGGGTAGATTCGGTTAAAATCAATCCACTAGTCGATTCCGTATTTAAAAATCTTCATGGATTTCGTTTGGTGGATGAAGCGTGGATTGCTCAGAACACGGGTACGTATAGTCCGGTACTCATGGATCATCGAACGATTGATGGTCGGAATTGGACATTATTCTTTTTGCAGGATGGGACTGGTTGGGGGTTATGTCAATCTTATTGGGAGAAGCGGATCCTTTGGTGTGCATTCGGTTGTGATCATGATATGGTCTTTGTAAAGAACTTAGGCCGGTGCTATAACCAATATCGTTGTTCGAGGTGTGGATATGAAGAATCAATTGACAGTTCCGATTGAAAGAGTGGGAACGGGTTGTTTTAGATTGGTACAAGATATTGCTCATGGGGTTCTTTCGGTATTAAATCTTTGGGAGTTTTCATACTCTTGGAAAATTCCCATCAGTCCCGATATGAACGATGATACTCTGGTTAAATGTTTCATCTCAGGATCTCAATTGAGTAGCATTCGATTAGATGGAGGTCGAATTACACTACCGTTGCGTGGTAAAGATTTGAGAATTGCTTTGGCGGCATTTCCCTTTCTGGAGAGTTTTCGCTTGAGTCGATTGAAAACTCTTAATGCGCTGCCATTGGATTCAATCTTCGATCGAGATGTTTTAGATCAGAAGGTCCAATTGGTAGGGAATGGTTTTTCACCCCATTTCCGAACAATTGCTCTCAATCATCGAATGGGTTTTGAGATGAAGATGGGGATTCTGACTGTTTAAGATGGGACTTTGATGTTGGAATTAGGTCCGTATCATTTGATCGTTCATGAATCAATTGAGATCGGTAGATGGATCAATAGGGAATGGGATGTGCTGGTACCCTACTCGGATAATTCTCCACGCGTCTTAGTTTCGGCTGTATGTCATCTCACTTGGCTGGCGATGAAACGTGCTCTATTTTCATTTGAGATTGAGCCGGATTGGTGGACATTAGAGTTTGATGAGTTTCAGATGAAATACGGAAAATTCTGTGGTGAGAAGTGGGAAGTACAATGAACGAACTACAACGATTCTGTCAATGGTATGATGAAGCTCTATTGATGGCTTTGTTAGGGCATCGATTGACGGTCGATGCGGAAATTAAAATATCAGCCGATACAAAAGTCTTAAAAAAGATTTTTGTGAATCCGGCTAAACACCAGAGTTATCCAGATGAATTACAAACTCTGATGTCTTCGACCTGTATTTGGGATGGTCAAGAAGTGAGAATTTCATACTCAAAAAGTGAAGGGTGGACAGGAAGGCATCAACTTGAACACTTATTCATCATGCCATTTCTCAACAGCCACTTTCTCGCCGTTCACTGGGCGTTGGCGCGCTGGATGGAGGCGAAAATCAGTCAAGATTTTGGTAGTGGTTTAGATCAAAACATCATATTTAAACCCAATTGGCCTCAGCAAGATACACCCGATGTCCGCTGGAACTGTATGCTCAATTACTTAATCTTTAACGTAGGGAAAGATTTATCGGAAATAGAGCTGGTTTCTGCTGACGACTTTGAGTATCTCAATTGTCAACCTTTACCCAACATGAGGTATTTTTGTTACATCAACGAACACATAATCCAATTCAATTATTCTTCGGGTCATTTAGGTCGGTATGATACCGATCAACAATGGCATTCTGTTCAAGAGTTTGAACTCACCGATCAACACTCCATCTTAATGTTGCTCGCTCAATTGAAAGAAGTGGCAATGTCGAATTTGTTATGGGATTACATTTCCAAACCAGGAGACGATTGGTTGAGTAGCTCCACCTTCTTTGATGAATATCGAGTATGGTCCGGGACCAACTGATCTATCCTTTCAACTCCACCCACCATATAGGCTGAAACTCATGAACGTAGAGTCTTACATTCAATGGTTTGATATTGAAGCTGCCAAAATCTTAAACTGCTGGGAAGTAAAAGAGGCGAACGGTCTCGTTGGCTTTCGACTCAATACTGACCGGTATCGTGCACTGCTAGATTCCATTAGCGATACCCGATTTCGAGAACCTATCACCAATATGAAAGCGACATGTGACTGGGACGGAAAACAAGTCTGTACTCAATATCCAAACGCTAAACCTTATTATGAAGATGACCCCGCATATTTATTCTTCCTCCCTTATACCAGTGTAGCCATGGCGGCATTCCATTTGACTTTAGACAAAATTATACAAGCAGTCAAAGCTCCAGAGCAATTGGCACTGTATGAAAAACAAGAAACTCATGTCATGCTGCAAAAAGAATACATTCCTGACGACAGTAAAGCGGTGCGGGTGCTTTGTGCGTTCAACTGGCTACGAACGACTCACAGTCAGCAACTGAATCAAGTCAATCACACCATCGTTCCTGATAGTGAAAAAGACTTTGTTCTACCTAATGTTCAATATATCTACACCATCGGTCATCATATCCTTCAAGTGGCACCAAATACTCTCCATTTAGGATACCTCAGGGACAGCGATTGGAGTGAAGAACAACAACTGCCTCATCAAAACCAAACCCATTTAATCATAGGGTTGTTAGAACTAAAACGTTCAGCAGTTTGTTCGTTATTAGGTGAAATTTTGCATGAATTGCCCGAAAACTGGCTCACCTGTCCTCAATTCTTAGATCAGATGGGTAAATGGTATGGACATGAATGGTCTATTATGACCATTAACAACCCGTAAAAGAGTTACTTTACAACGATTATAATCATTATATAATCGTTGTATTCCACCGGAAAAACAAAAAGGTCTTATATGAAACAGTTTGAAAAAGCCAGTGCAAATGTCCTAAAAACTCTCCGCCACATCATGCTTAATTCTATTGCACTCACTTCCGTCACCGCTGATGATGAGACTCCTGTTGTCATTCAAATCCACTGGGATGAGATCATTAAAATGATCAATGATCGTATTCCTGATTGTTCACCATTCTTTACAAGCTTTATCAAAACCAAAACATATCATAACCAATGGTTATTAGATGGGACGTGTTCACTAGTAACATCAGAATGGCTAAAAGATCAACAATCGACCACTGAAATGCCCAGTTTTCAGACCGGAGTGAAAACTGCATTATCCCAAGTATTGAAGGAATTAAGTCTTAATGCCATTACAGCATGTTATGCCCTCATTACTCAACAACCGATTGAAGATCTAATAAATATGCAATTCGATAAGATCAAACTTAAACGGGGGACTAAATGGAAAGGTGCTGATGATTATGAATTACGAATTGTGGGTTTGTTAAATCTACTGAGTGGAGTATCCAATGACTTTTTACTTGAATCTTTAGTCAAGATTAATCCTAACAAAAACACCTCATTCCAACTACAACCCGGTTGCACCAAACTGTATAGCTATCATTACTGGTTTCTTCAACTAGGTGAATATAATCACCATGTTGGGCGATACCGTAAAATGCCCGATAACTCAGCACAATGGGAAGAGTTTGGAGCACTCACCACGATGGGTAATTCTAATCCATTACCATTGCTAACTCTTTTACTGACTAAAGAACTCGTTAGTTTACATGATACATATTTAGATCAGTTAGATGAAGGTCTCTCCACATGGTACAACGAGCCTTTAGCTGAATTGAAAAAACAATTTAGTTCTGAGTTTTTAACAACCCGTTGGATTATTAAATAGTTTAAGGTGAATACTATGAGCAAAAGCTTTCCGTTATTCAGATTTACCACCCAATTTCAAGGCTTAGAAAGTTTAAGTCTTTGGAAACATAAAAATGGAGGTGTATATTCCATATTAGTATTCACCGATATTGAATCTCCACAAACTGCAAATATCTTATACATGCGGATTAAAGATACTTCCATTTGGCTACGACCATATCTTCGATGGCATACGTCATTTACATTATTACCCGATTCTAGTCTACAAGAAACCGTTTTGTACATGGAAAATTCAGCCGAAGGTATAAAACTGGGATCAACTTGGTTAGATTACAATCAAACCCAAAACATCGTGGTTGGCTTTGCTAATCTTTTAACTGAAAACCCCACGGAATATCCTATCACCATTCTTTATCATCAACGCTTCGCCAATGAACTCAGAAGCTGTAACTGGGGAACTTGGAAAGCTTCTATGCTCAAACTAAAGTGAGATAGTCAATGAATAATCAAGAAATGATCTTAAAAGGTGTCGCACGGTTACATGCACATCAAGTCTCTACAGTCATGTCCAAAGTCGTTTTTTCTCAACTAGACTCCAAAACGGTCAAGTGCAATTACCACAAACATGCGTTAGCTAACTATCTAAAACAGTATATCCCATTAAATAAACAAATTCCCAACATGCCCATTTTAGATCAAATGGTTGTACAATGGAAAGATGGGGATATATTTGTACATAAAGACAAAAAACCCATCAAATTTGACACAGATGTTGTTACATCTGAACTGGCTTTTGCAATTACTCTCATACCACACATTCTATCCATCGCAATTCTTACTATCCCATCTATTGTATTTTCTTTAATAAAACCAGATGGTGATTTTGAACTACTCCAAACACTACACACGTATGCACTTATTTCCACTTTGAACCTAACAAAGTCCTTCGACAATGAAGATTGTTTTGCTCATCGCTGCCAAACCATATTCAACTATGTATGCAAAGAAATATTAGAACAACTTTCTACATTACACACTTGGAATAACATTGACACACTCACTTGGGCTTTACCTAATACACAACTCATATTCTATAGTGGTCATACTATCGCCCAACTGAGTGAATCAGATTGTCATGTAGGAACCGTCTCCCATCATGAAGAAGCAATCTGGCATGAAGCTTATCATTTTCCAATTGCGAATACAATTGACCTAATCAAAACACTACTTAAAGTCCGTATGGTCAGTTTGTCAGACCTTACCACTACAGCACTCTTAAACATACCAAAAGATTGGACTACCATGAAATTTACTGACTTTAAAGAATACTACCGCCCATATTGGGGCCGCAGCCAATAAAATTTAAAAGAGCTTATTGACAACGATTATACAGTATACATATACTATAATCGTTGTAAAATCACAATTCAAACTGGAGAACACATACGCCATGAGCGCGAATCTTGAAATGCAGGTGGCTATTCAAACCAAATTTACTCAAATGGGTAAAGCCGGTTTTCGCTTTACTCCACAAGGGATGCACTATCTCGCATGTCGGCTTAATGGGCATCAGTATAGAATCCCTATTGTCATTGGACTGGATCTCATGCTAGCCGACAAACTGCTATCCATTGCAAGCCCAGAGTTAATCAATAAAACTCTAAAATTATTAGGGATGACAACTCTTGAACCGGAAGCAGTCTTGATTTTAGCAACAGGGCGTAAGCCAATCTTTTCCCCCAGCAAACGTGGTTGGCAAGAAGAACAAGCTAGCTTACTCAAACCCAAAGCGCCACAACCCGAAGTGTTGGCAACATTGTCCGACGCTGTACGGAATCGCCTCATGGAAGCATACAAAATCAAGCTAGAGCAAAGTAAATTATGTGCGGAGTGGTTAGGATTGTTAAATCAACAATTCGATCCTCATAACCCGCCAACATCTTTGCGATCACTCATTCCTAAACCTACCATTGAAAAAGTAGTTAAACTCAACCCGCCCAAAACAATCAAAACAGTTACCACTGAAACACCACCAGCGGAAACTGTAACAGCCGAGGTGGTTACACCAACGGAAACTGTAACAGCCGAGGTGGTTACACCAAAACATTCCCCCCAAAAAAGTAAAACTAAAAAGCGGGAAGAAGTAAAACCCGAAATTGGTACAACAGAAGCAACGACACTTAACTAAGACTACATACCACTAGTGTTATAACACTAGTGGTATGCTGGAGATTAGTATGCGACATCGTTTTGAAAATTTCATTTGTCATCTCATCACATCAACCATACCAAGACCTTTAAATTATACCGAAATTTATAATAACCCACGGGGAAAAACGGGTACTAGAACCATAAAAATTTCTGACTTGGAACTCACACCAGAAGAATTACAAATACTCGATAATGCCTTCCGAGTGATATTTGCTTCTGATTTTCTCAAAATCAGGTGCATGACATTTAAAACACTCTGCACTAAAATAGAACCACCCCAATTTATAGATGGAATTAAAACAGTAGTAACTCTAAAAAATAATGCCATTTACAACCGCCATTATATCCAATGGAACCGATGCCAAAAGGCTAAACACGAAAAACTTTGCTCAACTTAGAACCATAATTCGTTCGCTTATTCTTATTCTGTAAACTTGCTGTAGCCCATCGGCAATTATCTTTACAATAAGGACCATCACGGTTGATACGATCCAAAGTACAACCTGTTGGTCTTTCTCCTACATCTTCTATAAAGTTCTCAAAACTCTGTAACCATCGATCACAAACCACAATACCACGTCCACCATAATTATTCCAATCTTTGTGCTTAGTATTAGTACATCGCTGCACCATTCCTTGATAAGTTTGAAATAATGGATGTTGATAGTGTTCTGGCTGGTATTTACGCACAGCAGGTTTACATTTAGGACAGATTGGATTCTTTTTCAATCGTGACATCACAAGAAAAGCAATCCTTTGGCAAGTGGTACATTGAACTTTCCAGTAAGTATGCCCATTATCATCTTGATGAGCACGTTCTAACACTTGATATGAACCATAAATTTCCATTTGTACACCAGATTAATTAAAACAATACTATAACTCATACAAGATCAAATTGCAATACCTCAACAATTTGATATACTATATACATAGTCAACCAATGGAGTACACGCAATGAATAAGCACGAAATCTACACTCGTGGTTTCAATCACGGTCAGTCTTTAGTCGATGCAAACATTAATTCATTCGACTCAGACAATATGGAATCATGGGAAGATTTCAGAGAAGTTATCATGCAACTAATCTGGGAAGCCGATGATTGTTCTCGTCAATACAGCCCATTCGAGTTTTTAGCCAAAGAACTCAATGACTCCGATGATCCAGATGGAGACTGGGAACTGTATGAATCGGGCATCAGTAACGGAGCACTCCAACAGAGTATGTTATTTTTTGGGCAACGTTGTCCTGATCTTGAACAGCCAAACCCAAACATGTGGTTAAACACAGATGGCGTTTATTCGGATGCCGACATTATGGACTACTTACATGAACAGTTTGGTGAAGATGCTGCAAACGCATTTGGTGATTGTTTAGACCATTTCCGTAACATGGGTACTGAACAAGAAATAATGGATACGGCCAACAACACTCTTTCCACCATCGGAACGCAAATTCGTGTTGTGGAAATTGCCGACACAACAGATGATGGGTATGTTTGGAAATTGAATCGGACGTTAAATGAACTTGGCAATTTTTAATCACACTGAAACTGGAGATAACGCACATGACTCGCAAGCTTAGACTTAGCAAAAAGCACGGACTCAACCCCACCATGCTTACGTGCTTCTTTTGTGGGGAACCCAAAAATGAAATAGCACTACTAGGATCTTCATATAAAGGAGAAGCACCCAGACACATGATCTGTAATTATGAACCTTGTGATCAATGTCACGCCAAAATGAACCAAGGTGTTACGCTAGTTGAAGTAAAAGAACATAATGGTAACGGTAGACCAGACCGCCCACCCATCCAAAATAACCTCATCCCAACGGGTTCATGGTGGGTTATTACAAAAGAAGACACGGACAAAATTTTCAATCAATCTGTTTCCAGTAAAGCGTTTATTTCGATTGAATGTGCTAATCAATTAGGTTTGCACAGTAAAGCGTAAACCCATCGGGATGGTTAAATATCATAACCATCCCACAACTTGAGGATCATCACATGAAACATATCATCAGTTTAGCATTACTTCTCCCGCTGACCGCACATGCGACTTGCTATATGGTATTCAATAAGAGTGGAAATTTAGTTTATCAAGCCACCACAGCACCATTTGACCTCAGTAGTCCACCGGATAGTCCAGATTATATCGCTGCGAAAGCGAAAGGTTATCGAGTTCAAATCGCGCCGGATTGCATCATAAACCGTCAGGCAACCAATATTGAGATTGCTAACGATTTAGCTAAACAAAACAATGCTGCTATTGCAGCAGAATTACGGCGACAAGTTCATGAGGACTATGAAAACCAACGACGAGCAAACTTCATCAAAGATGCTGATGAAGAACTCTTACGACGCGGTGAAATTGCCGTAAAACAACTCCGACAGTTAAACGACTTAGATAACCAATAGGATAAAACGACAATGAGTTACACTCTCAATTATGAATCCGTTATTAATGGCAAACGTTGCCATCGCTGGAACACCAAAATTGAGAAAAAAGATATTAAAGGTCTTTTTAATCGACTGAGGCAACGGTTTGGCCGCTGTACGGGTAAGGTGTATTGTGACGCTAAAGATGATAAAACATACCATGTGGGTTGGGGGTTCTTACGAACCGTCAAAAACAATGATGGTGCCTTAAACTCCTGTGAAACTTGGGTATCCATTTATGCCAACGAAGATCAAAAATACATCAACCCCAAAACAGGAGAACCATATTGAGATCACATTGCTGCATGGTCCGTTTTAGTATATAATATATAAATACTATAGTTTGGAGCGGACCATGCACACTTACTACACTATACGACCAACAAAAGACCACTTTACTGTCACTTTATTTGATGGTCATGGAGACCCAACCAATCACTATCAAGTTTGGTCTGGATCAAAACCATACTGCACTTGCCCTGGTTATTCAAAAACACCAAGTATTAAACATAAACATATTCAATTAGTCAATACATGGCTAGAAGCCGGTGGCCCAGGCTTTGCGGCATTGGAACTGATCAACGATATACCGACCATCATCCACACCCCATACGAGATCAAACTGCATGAGCATTAAAACCTGGAAAACTGAATTTTATCCTATTGCTGCCGTACAACTCGCCAACTCACTAGATTCTGTTTGCATAGAACATTCCATCCAAAAATGGAAAGGACTATTACCCAAAAATCTTCAAAAACACGGATTAAAGAAAGACCACTTTACCATCAGCGATACTAGATCTGAATTTAATTTTGATGCTTATAGTTGTGCTTTATGTCAAAAATATGATGATATTGAAGAAAACAAATTATGTTACAGTAAACTTCTAAAGAAGCAATGCCCATTATATCAATTTTTAGGTCGTCCTTGTGATGAATCTACTATTAACGAAAACGAAATTGTAACTGAATCATTGTTTAGAACCAGTGCTACCGATCCACAGGCAATGATAAAAGCTTTAAAAGCAACCCTCAATGCTAACTTAACCACTAAGCGTTCCAAACGACTGGAGATCAAAAGTGAGTCTTAGTTCTTGGATTAAGAAGTTTTATCCAATCAAAGCGAGCCAGCTTAAAAACGCTAGCGACCTTAAATGTGTCAAACATGCACTTCGTAAATGGAAAGGTGCCAAATCCAAAAATTTAAAACAACATGAAGTTTCTTATAAAGGTTTATTATAGACGACACTGAATGGTCTTTTAGTTTTGATAGTGACAGTTGTTCGTTATGTCAAAAATACCACCAATTTGGACCAAGAAATAAATATTGTTATAACAAAAAACTACAAAAGTTCTGTCCAATCAGTGAAGTTTTAGGAAGAACTTGTGATGCTGATTCACCACAAGTCGGAGATTCAATTTTTTATCAAAGTCAACACAATCCAAAAAAATGATTAAACTACTGACTAAGGTGCGAAATAAACTCCGTAAAGAAAAACATAACTCTTAATCCACACAACACAATAGGTAATGCTATGAGCATAGTAACTTGGCTAGATGAATTTTACCCTAAAACGGTATATGACTTGAGTGACAATCTTACCGATTTAGAATGTATTGATCACAGTATTTTAAAATGGTCAGGCGCTTTACCCGAAAACTTAGAAAAACATAATGTTATTTATGCAAGCTATGCAATAAGAAGTGACGAAATTAACTTCACATTCGATGGGCACACCTGCGCCCTATGCCAAATATACCGTACTGAAGATTATGGATGTTATAACCCAGAGCTTAATAAAACTTGCCCTATCGTTCGGGTTTTACAGCGATGTTGTGATCAATCCAACCGAGTTGATTCAAAACGAGAACTTAGTATTTATGATCAAAGTCGAGATACACCTGAACCTATGATCAATTTATTACAACAAACCCGTGAGTATGTCCTTAAGGAAGGAAAAGTATGAGTTACAAAACTTGGGTTGAAGAATTTTATACACCGCGTTCTTTCGATGTAGGTGTTGACAAATCAGATGCTGAATGTATTGCTCACTGTATAACCAAATGGGAAGGAGCATTACCCGATAATACTCTAAAACACCATGTTAGCTATTTAAGTCATTTAATTTACACACCCAATGAACCAATAAAAAATCGTGTAAATTCTTTAATTTTTAATGGAGCTTCTTGTGCGTTATGTCACAAATATTCGGATGCATGTCGTCATCCTGAAACAGAACTATTATGTCCCCTTGCACAAAGTTTGGGATGTAGTTGTGACAATGATGATACAACGCCTTATGTAAAAAGCCAAGATGATCCACAACCCATGATTAATGCTCTTAAAAAAGCATACAATTTCACTAACGACTGAGGAATACCACATGAGCCTTGAATCTTGGTTAGATGAGTTCTATCCTATACACAATCAACAAAACGTGTTACCCGCTTCTCAAATATCCGATGAACTTTTGCTAAAAGAAGCACTTTTAAAATGGACCGGCGCTTTGCCAGAAAATACAGCCAAACATGGTGTCTGTTATTATCAACACGACATAGTAGCTCCATCAGAACATAATAAACCCACTTCATTTCTTCCTTTTGATTATAGCACTTGTCGATTATGCAAAAAATATACAAATAACAGCCCGGATATAGAAATTTCACCAGAATTATGTGGAATGTCACCAGATGGTGCAACTGTTACACTGTGTCCTTTTTTTAGGATATTTGGAAAACGTTGTGATCGACCACCTAATAGTTTTTATGTAAAGAGCGAAAATAACCCACAACCGATGATCAAAGCACTCAAATATCTTTTGACCAAAGTATAACTGGATAAGATCAACTTGCAATGATTATAGTATTTACATATACTATAATCATTAAGTGAAACCAAACGGGAGTACCAACACCATGATCAATGTCGTCAATCCTGTAACAAATACCACTGTTGTAGCCATAAAAGACTTGAGAGTTTACTTCAGTTATGAAACCATTGTTGCAGTGCAATATGTGCTCAAAACCCACTTAGTTCAAAAAAAGAACTAACGTTAAATACAGTAAAACGACAAGTAAGCACCTTAGCCAATTAGGTGTAGCAACATGGGACCAAATCAGTCATGAAGGTTTAGAACAAATGATTGAAACTTACCTCAAAACCGCCATTTAACCCAACCGGAGCACATACATGACCAGTGAGTCTCGATCACTACGCACTATCGCCATGGAAATTAACAAAGAATGGAATCCCGTCAATTATGCCGCCAAACCATATCTACTCGCCATGTCAGCATTGGACAAGATAACCGATCAATATGGGATGGACTCTGCTTATAGCATTGTGCAGTATTTTCTCGGCAACTCAAGCACTTGGCGCGGGGAAGCGGCCAGACGAATCAAAGCTGAACTCAAACAAATGCTAAAAGGAGCTAAATAATGGACAATGCAAGCTTACTACGCGAACATGGAATTAACATCTTAACTGGTGAAGCGGATAAGTATGGCCTTCGTGTGCTTTGTGACATTAATTCGGACGGATTAGATGTACTTGCCGAATACTTCGGCTTCGTTCCAAAATGTCCAAAAAATTGGAACTCAGAAGTGAATGGACAGCCCGCTATTGGCTCTTTCATGCTGCCACGCGACGCCATTCCAAATCTAGTTAAGTTTATCTGGTTTCATTACCGGAATGCATTTGCGCTGATTGAGATGTGGAACGGTTATGTAGCGATGACCAGTGACCAAGCTGATGAATATTCCAGACTCAACATTGACGTAGTTCGCAACTGCAATTACCGACCTAATAATAGGATCGGTAGTAGTCGCAACACTCACGCTATGAGTAACAGATTAACTTAATTTCGGTCGGGTTTTACTCCCTTTGTCCTGACCAAACTAAAAGCGGCAGTAATGCCGCTTTTTTAATCTTGGTGACGCTCAGGATTAGGCGTAGTCATCATATTTTGCGGGAAAGTTAGATTCAAAATTAGCGATTTTTAGCTTTTGGTCCTGGGGATAACGATTCAAACCTAAGTTGAGAATTAATTGATTGTTGGGCTAAATATTGATCGGCTAACCACTGTAATGAACATCTTGCACGTACTAAAACACCAAACAACGGGTCATCTTTATGTGAAGATGTTAAGTTACCCAACTCGGTTAAACACTCTTGAACCACGTTTAAATTAGACATCACAAACCTCGCTAATTAGGACTGACACACACCCAATCTTTCCTTAATTTATACCTTAGCTTGAATGGCAAAACTTCCAAAGGTAGCATGTATGTCAGTTCTGATTAGTCTCCAATAAAGCGCGTAACTGTTTACTATAATCTTGTAATTTACGCTGATTCAAAACCAGTTTTCGATAAGTTGAATCTTTAACATAAGTCTTTGGTAATTCTTCAGATTTAACTGATTCCAATTTAGGTTCCGGTGGTATAAATTCTTTTGGCACAACAACATATCGATACTCTACTACTAATCCCGATGGTGCAGTAGAACATCCCACTAAACCCACCAAAAAGAGTACCAATAAAATTCTCATTACTCTAAATCCTTTCGATTTTCCACATCAATCGGTTGATTCACTTTTAAATTATTTTTACTCTCCACAGCCGTTTCTTTTAACTTCCGTAATTGTTCTTCAGCAGCCGCTTTGCTACGCAAATCATTATCCTTTAACCTATCTAATTCACGAGCCAATTTCTCTTTTCGGTACTGTAACCATACATTATAACCAGAATTAAATAAAGATGCTATTGCACTCAATATAGAACTTAAAGCGCTCGTAATAGTAGACCAATTCACTTAGACGCCTCATTAGCTTTAGTTTTAAGATACGGCCATTCATGACCTAACCAAATACCCGTTAAACCCGTAATTAACCCCGCTAAAATACCTTCAGCAGAGGCAAATTCCGTAACTGTCATTAACAAAGGCTTATTCATAAAAAATGGGACACTAAACACTAACAACAATGCCAACATGCACAACCAAACCAATACAACAGACACCCCCACAAAAAACAAAGTGCGACTTTCTTGACCACGCGAGTTTTTCGGTTGAAACGCTTTTAACCAATTCATTATTAAATCTCCACATCATGTTATAGCGAATATACTTACCATATTTTATCTTAAATTGCAAATCAGCCTAAATTATCATACTGACAACCGCCACCACCCACCCATCCAAACTAACCACTAAATCCTCATTTTAAGCCACCAAAACGGGCCGTGGTGGCCCGCAAATTAAAATCGAGTAGCGGGGTAGCGGGTAAGCTAAAAACGGCCAAAATCGACGATTTGGGCCGTTTAAAGTGATGTCACATTAATTATACAACTCAAGTGCCAACTCTAATTAGAGTTTATAACTCTTAACTAACAGGTTTAGACGAAACATTACCATTTTCATCAAAGATCCATTGATATCTCGGTATTAAACATCCTTCTGGAACAACCGAAAAACCCGGTGAAATTGCTTTATACTCAAACGCAGCTAAATCCCACAAATACTCACATCTCAAAATAATACACTGACTCATCACCTTCATAACTGCTTTGGGCTGCTGTCTAACTAAAATATCGGTGATTAAAAATACCCCAAAACGCCTTGAGATATCTATCTCGTCGGGTTGCTTATTCTTCTCAACCACATTAGCAAAATGCCGCACAGGAGTAGACTTACTCGGTTTCCAAGTCAAATTGAATAATTCTTCATCAGTCATCATAATCACCTTTAAAAATTGTAACCATGAGCTGTCACTTTATGTACCTCATGCGCTTCTCGCTTTAAAGAAGCGCCATCCTTCTGTTTCAAAATAATGGTCAACAACGACTTCGTATGCAGAGTAGTATATTCATTTCGGGAGTATAATTTTAATAATTGTAATGCACCTACAAACACACTTCGATAGAACCAAAATAACGAAAATTGATTGCTACATTGTCGTAGTTCTGATCTGAATAATACTGAAATTTTTTTATACACTTGTACTAAAAGATCATGTAACGTGACATCGGATTCATCATCTATAAAAATCAATTTCAGGGCTGATACGGGTAAAAATTTTCTATCTTTTATAAAACGATCTTTCGTATGACATCCATCTTCTAACACCACTGACATTAAAGAAACATACATAATCTGTGTTCGAGTCCCCGTTGCTAAACATTCCATCAACTCAGGTGTATTATTAGCACTACCATCCTCATAATCCACATTTTCATCTGGAAGCCACCTTTCTAACCGCTGTACTGCTCCTACTTCTGTCAAACTCAAATTATAAAGCACCACGGGTTTTTGCTCCTCAAATGCACACCAAGTTGGCTGGTTCATGATTCTATCTCGTTGGAAATAAACAAAATAATGGCACAATCACCCACAATAGTCAAAAGGTGATTGTGCCATTCAGCACGACTAAGTATACCTGTTAATTCAGCATTTCCAACATCGCTGCAATAGCCAATTCTGCGGCAATAGTCTTACCACTACTCGTTGCTGTACCCAACATCAAATTACAATCCGTCAAGTGTGCATGACTTCGCACCACACCAGATTGCATTCGATTAAAATACGGAAACCGATAACCCAACTGAGGGTATGTTTCCGTACTCACCAAATCATCTTCATCTGCTATTTCATAAACATTACCGGTCATTGCCACTTTAACCGGATGTTCTTCAGTCACATGCTCCAGTGATACCGTTAAAGGAGCACGAACTTTAAATGGATTTGGTAATTCTTCAGTTTTGTCCAATTCAAATGGGTTATCCACTAAAGGATAACGATCATGCCGCAACACATTCACAGCTTGAAGATTTAAAGCAATCCGTGGCTTACATGCGGGAAACAATGAACATCCAAAAAAAGAACCACCATCCGATTTACGAGATCGTTCAACCAAATGTGATCCACACTTATCACAGAATCGTTTGGTCATTTTCATTTCACGAGCAATAGCAACTAACTCTTTTGATCGCTCCGTACACCGATCAAAAGGTGTAGTATTACCTTCAACTCGTAACACCTTCCGTGCTGAACCTACTGGGCTTCCCGAATGAGTATCGAACAACACAAACCGGATTGCATCTTCACCACAACCACGCGACAAATTATCTTCATCGACAGTCGTATAAACATGCAATTCCAAACCATAAATCCCCGTCACTTTCTTAATAACGGCTTCCCGACCACGATTCGGTTTGGTCACAACATACTTATCTTTACCAAACGAGCCATCTGCCCACTGAATAAATTGATCCAAATGTAACGTAACAAATTCTTTGCTCATGTGCTTTTCCCCGCTGGTGACAGTATGATTTTATCACAAAATCATATTACTTTCAACCATTTATTTAAGATCATCCGAAAACAAAGCTTCCATTTGTTTAATCTTCCAATCCAACATCGCTTCCAACTTTGTCATATCTAAATCCAAAGAACTTCCATCCGAATTATTAATCGTTTTTTCATATTTAAGATCACTTGGACTAAATAGCTGACTAACTTCAAATGGTTCTAATCTAGTAAATGGTAGCACTGAATCCAAATACTCAAATTGGTAATCTATTATCGTATCTTTAATCCAATATTTCTCACACCATTGTTGAATAGCGGATAAGCTATACTGATTAAGATGAATTAACTCTTGACAATCTTCATGATTTAACACAATAATTCGACCTTTCAAAGAAGAAACATTATTGGTCACAATTAACAAACGATTGATATAATGCACAACTTTCATATAACCTCCCACTACGCCACAACGTTATCCGATTCAACAAAATCACGAGCGGAGTCAAGAACGCCATTACCCACAGTGTTACCTAACACTTTACGCACGATACCAGGACTACCCAACACAGCACTAATGGACGTAATACCTACATCATAAAGCTTCTTAGCCCGTACTGCACCAACCCCAGGTATTTGACATAGCATTGCCAGTTCCATTGGAACACCATATTTCAGCCGCAACGCAAGAATTTGCACCATATTCAAATTAGCAACCCGCTTAATTCCCGCAATCCAAGATAGTGCTCCCACAACCCGATCAATATCTTGCTGAATGGCTCGTGCCGCTGGCGATGGTTTTTCACCTTTCAATACGTCAACCAAATCAGCAAATAAAGAACTTCCAACGGCTGAATACGGCCAAACTTTAATCAATTGCTGCTTTGCAGTAATCACTCGCATTTCATCTTTACGGGGGATATATGGAAGGCGTACCGTTGGGGCGGCCAACAAATACGCAATAGCATAATCATTATGCCAAAGATTATGCTGATCGATCACGGACAAACCAATCGCCCAGTGAAACACATCTTTTGGATGATAATATAATGTTGCCGCTACAATCCCCAACGGAGTACAAGATAGCTTACCATTATCATCCATCTTAATAGCACCCCACATTGCCAATTTATTCATAACACCTTCAACCATAGCTGGTGTTAAAGGGCGCTGAATCACGGACAACGTGCGATTGTACCAATCATGCATAGATTCAACATCGGTAATAACTTTGTTACGAATCTCAGCACACAAATGGAATGACAACGTATCTTCATCCAGTAATGTAGATTCAACATTACGTGGATTATTAATTCGCACTTCCCAATCTTTTGGCGAATCGCAAATAAAATAAACATGACCTTCTGGTGCTTTACCAAACCGACCCGCACGACCTGCTGCTTGAATAATGTCTAACTCATCAATGGGGTCAAGACCACGAGTATTCCCCACAATAATGACATTTTGCGCTGAGGTGTTACAGTTATGCACTAAACAACCATTCACCACAAAATTATGATTCTTATCAACTGTAATATCAAAAAACTTACCCGTCACTTTTCGCTTGACAATAGATTTAATTTTCATAAACCACCCCAGTTGATTTAAACAATACTATTATACACTATATACATTATAAAATCCATTAAGCCTCAATATTCAATATAGTCAAAATCCCTAATAATTCTTCTTGAACTTTAATGAATTTCCTAGCAGAGCGTGAATTAAATCTAATACGAAATAATCTCCAGCTTAAATTATTTAAGCCTTTATTTTTCCTAATATCACGTTCCATAACACTTTCTTTATCATGAATCTCACTATCTAATTCAATACCAATTTTTTTATCTGGTAATGCAAAATCAATATAAAAGAATCGCTTTCTCGATTCATTAGACACAACTGGAAAATTAACCATGAACCCATAAGGCTTTAATATATTAAACACAAAAGTTTCCATTGAGGATAGTTGTTTATATCTACCTAATTTTATAAACGGGTTTAATCTATTGCTAAAATTATCTAAATCATTCATCTGCTTTAATTTACTACCTTCAGCATATCTTTTTTTCATAGTATCTGAAATCTTTTTAATAACAATATCAGATTGTTTAGGTCTTTTTTTAAAAGATTCACACATACGAGCTTTATTATCAGGATCACTCCAAAATTTCTTTGCACGTTGTCTGTACTTAGTCAATACACCTTCTTTTTGGACATAAGCTTTCATAGTAGACCGTGCCACATCCTTCTTAGCTTTACAAACAAGAGGAGTATTAGGAAATTGCAATCGATATTGAGCCATAGTCAAATTATGGCTCTTAACATGACCGGTGCCGATTTGTTTATACTCTTTACCACAAATCTGACAAACCACAAAACTATCAGTATCTTTATACATAACAAACTCCCATAATAGCATCATGCTATTATGGGAGTACAACATCCCAAAATCAAGAAAAATATTTAATATCGTCTCCAACCATCAAATGATCTGCACGCTTGTTAATTAACTCATCATCCTCAATCACATAAATAGGATGTGATGGCCCAGCAATTAATTCAGTACCATCTTCCAACTCAATTACATACTCATATTCTTCATTACACAACTCTACATGTAGAACCTCATTAAACTCATAACAATATAATGTTTCATTAAATGATAAAATCTTCATTCCAGGTTTTAATGAACCATATCGATAAACACCAAAAACAGTATGCACCAATGAATCTTCATGTAGACTACCCCACGCCAAGGCGGGTGTTGAAATCAATGCATTTAATTCAGGTGTTTCAAACCGCTGGAGAATATCACGTCGGTCCCCATACTCTAAATCGGCATTATAAAACGAATTATTAATATTTTCGTCTTGTAGCAATTTAGATAACATTCGTCCAGTATTCTTATCCCACACAAACACCAAATACTTTTCATCGGGTTTAGATTGCATAATTTGCAAAGCATTAACCATCTTACTCATTTGATTTTCTTGATACGATCCAAAAATCTCATGTTGAAGATAATGCCATACCAAAGTTGTCGGACGCCATGAGGAATTCAAAACGTGCGTAGGTTTACCGTTCAAATGCGTCAGCCATGTAGAAAACTGATCTGCATTTGGAGCAGTGGCCGATAATAACCAAACCTTTGCAGCCGGATTGATACTCGTGAACCGCATAATTGCGGATTCCACACAATCCCCACGACCTTGTGACGCAATAATATGACACTCATCTACAATAACCAAACCCACCCGATAAATCCAGGCGTAATGCTCACTCCCATGATTTCTAGTTAATGAATCCAACAATTCCGATGTGCACAACACAATATGAGCATTCTCACACTCCCGCATTTTTTGTTGGCGGATTTTTTGTGAGGTAAGTGTATCACCCGTCAACATCACAATATTTTTATCACGAAATACACCTTTTGACCATTCATCAAACTTTTCAGAACTCAATGCTTTTAATGGTGCCGTGTATACACAGATCGGATTTTCCACGTTATGACTCCCGCGTTGTAATTATATACATTATA